TCACGGTGCTGGCGCTGCAACCATGTCGCCCGCGGGATAGAGCTGCAACATCGCGCGAGCGGCTTCAGCATTCGACGTCGTGAGCCACTCTTCCCAATCGTCCGGCCGAAGTATGACGACCGATCGCTTTTCGTCGCAGGGCTTATGCATGCGCGACATGATGGGATCGCCCTCGGCGTTGACGGTGATCATCGCCATCGTGTGCGTCTCTCTTCCATCCTCACTCTTCAGCGTGCGCCAGATCCCTGCAACACAATACGGCCGCCAATCAGTCAGGCCGATTCGATGCCAGACGTTTCGGCCGGTCTCGTAGCATGGTTCGTAAATCCATCGCGCCGGAATCAGGCAGCGGCGACCCGCGCGCCACGCCGGCCCGTATAGCGGCGATTGCCCGAGGTTGTCGTCGCGCACGTTCATTGTGCTACGCATAATCGGCGGCGCTTTGCCCTCGGCCTTCGCTTTTTCTATGTTCGCTTTCTGCAGCGCACGCGGCCAATAGCCGAACCCCGCGAGGAACGCCTCGACGCGCCCATCGATCATCGCCACCGTGGGCGCAAGATAGTCCGGGTAAATCTCGGGCTCCCAAGGCGTTCTCTTCCATAGGTCGATCAGACCAAGCCGGAGCTCGCTGATACCCGGATCTTCGTCAGGGGCGCGATAGTTGGTGCACACGACGGCACCTCTTTTCAGGGGATGGATCACTTCATCATAGTCCAAGATATACTGTATAAAATTACAGGTTTTCTCGTATTACGAAATGATCCTGCCACCGTTCAACCCTCCCAAACTACCCGAGATGACCGAGTGGTGGACGCGCTGCACGTATGCAGACGTCCAACGGCTGATTCTCGAAGTTCAACACCAACGCCTCACGTTGTGGGAGCTCCGCAGTTGCATCGCAGATGCGTCGCGGCGGGCACGCGCAATTGATCCGTCGTTGCTCGAGTATGGGGCGCCGCTACGGAGGCTTGGCTACATTGTCGAGAAGGAAATCGATCGTGCCGCCCCATTCGCCCGTATGCGAGAACCGGTCGCGCCCTTTTCGGACGAGTGGCGTGCCCGCGAAGAGCTCAAGTCTAAGCGCTGGGAGTCGCCAGACGACGCGCCGCCCGGCGCATCGCCGAAATCAGTCCCGCAATTTCAGCGGGTAACGTGGGCTGAACTGCGCGAAAAATGGCGTCTCGAGGAAGGCAAGAAGGTCGGCCGGCATACGCTCGAGCAACGCATGGCTCTCGAGATCGCATATTTGCGAAACAACATTGTTGGAAAATCGCAAAAGCTCGTCGACGCAGCTCGAGCTGAGGCAGAGAAACGTGGGATGGAGCTATTCGCGCTCGACCAGTTAAAGCGCATCCTTGAAGTCGAGCGCGGCGAAGAGGCGTTCTATCGCATCACGTAGCAGGGACAAAAGATGAACGACCAGAACTTTCCCGATGAGATGCGAATACCTGCTCGACTGTGGCGAACGCCACTCTCGCCGGCCACCTACTGCCCGCCCAAAACGGGAGCGGCGCGGCGAACTGCCGATGCATCAGACTGGATCGCCACTACTACTCGGAATCGAGCCTTTGGGCAAACGCGGCGTTTTGAGAATCGCAGCCTTCGCACTGAGCAATTCGTCGTCGCCCACCTCGAAGCGGCGCAGCCACGCTGCTGTTGATTCGCGCGTGTTGTAGACCGGCGCGCCGGCGTTGACCGTGCCGCGCTGAAGAATGTCCATGCTTTCCGCTCGCACGCGCCGCAGTGCCTTATCGAGGACGACGTAGGTCGGTGGCAAGAACGGGGGTTGCTCCTCGCGCTCGGAGAGACCCGACTCAGGCAATACGCCCGCACGGACGATAACGCCGGCACCGTAATCACCAATGGCAAACCAATTCGGAGGGAGTTCCGACGTCAGCGCGCGAACACCGCCGACGGTGTCCAACATGGGCTTGCCGATGGCTGTCAGCCAATTGACGGATTTAATTTTGCCCTTCAGATCGCGGGCTGAAGTCGATCCGGGGTCGCCGACATCGAGCCCCGGCATAATTTGCGCGATCCAGTATTCGGTCGCCTCATTCTCGTGAGGAGCGGTCGGGGAAAGGTTGACGGCGAAGCCCGCCTGACCTTGAACGGCATCTAAGCGGCGCGCAGCATCAAAGAACAGTTTTGCGAAGGCATCGGGGTTCTCTTGGACAGCCACAACCGGCCATGAGAACGCAAGGGAGTTGAGACCGCGATTGCCCATCTTCTCTTGCCACTGGCGCTGACCCACGACCTCGAATCTCCAAAAACTTGCGTCCGAGGCTTGCTCCCCGCCAACGTAGCAGAAGTCGAAACGGTCCTCAGGACCGAGCTTACTGGCTGCTGCACGCAGAGGCTTGGCTCGCGCGAACGGCTGCGCCGCCTTCCCGTTACTCCATAGGAACGTCAATTTGCATTCGGGTACAGCACAGTAGTCGTCGAAACAGTCGGCAACCGCCGCGCGGACGGCGGGATCGAATGCACGCTCAAAATAGAGCGACGCGCGCACGACGACGGCCGCTCCGATTCCACCGGTTGCGTAGCGAGGTTCCAAAAGACCATTGGGCACCAGCGCTTTGCCCTGATTGGCCTTTGCCCATTCGAGAAAATTCTGATCCATATTCGCGTCGATGCTAGGAAGGCTCAATTATGGAACGACTATGGGGGGCGGCGGCAACGGCAAACCACCCATGCTAGGCGGGGAAGCAGGACTGCGGTTAAGTAGTTGACGCAGGGAACGCCCGAGTTCGGAGAGCGCCTCAGAAACCGCTCGGAGCGGACTTTCATTGGCGTCATCGTCGGAGCAGTCACAGTCGCCGGGGCCCATAGTCGCAACCTTTTCGGGCGAACCGGCAATGCGTGCGTAGTCGTCCTCTTGCTCGCGATCCCTTTCTTGAGGCGGGAATTTAATCTCCACCACGCTCTTGATGTTGTCCTGAGTTGGCGGCAGAGATCCGTCCTTGACAATCACCACGTCGGGGCGCCGAACAGCACCGGCGCGAGCGGGATACGCATCTTTCCCGCCAGGCCAGTATTTTTGAATCCAGCCTGGCAAGTAAGGGTGCGGCTCCAAGGGAGACGCGGAGCGCATGATCGGCGACGGAGGGATCTGCGTCATGTCGTAGTTGACTTCCGACTTGTACGGGCTCTTCCACCCCATCGACCGATCCACGTCGCGCAGGTTGCGCGAAACGCACTGCTGCTTGAGGCTTTGGCCCGATGCACCAGTGTCTGGCTCTCGACTGCATACACAAACGGCCTTGCAGATGACCTTTTTATCGACCGGGTCGGGTGTAGCGGGCCGAAGACGCACGGGCGTCGTTTCGCCCTTCGGCGACATGCCACCTTGACCGGAGTTGGCTCCGTAGGCACGACCACTCATAAAACACCGCCTTCGCCCGGCCCCTGAGTCGACTCGGCTGAAAATTGCAACGATCCAGCCGTGTTTGCCTCGTGCCACTGCGTGTAGCCGTCGGCGTCGGTCTGGCCGGATATTGTCCGGCCGTCCGCTGTTTGCAAAACGTAGGGATGGTTCGCGATCGGTTCTCCAGTCGTCTCGTCAAATACCTGGAAGCGCCCACGGTATAGATTGTCCGGCCCTCGTGACATCGACTGCGGGACGACGCTCTTCCCACCGCCGATCGAATTGCCGCCAGCGGTCCCTGATGTAGGGGCAACCGTGGCGAAGCCTTGCGACGCGATAAGCGTTGCCCCACACGCGGTCTTGTCTCCGTCTGTAGCAATCGGCCTATCACCAAACGTCATGTTCAACTCGCGCTTTACGCTGACGATCGGGTAAATCCCACCACACCGCGGACACGTCACCATGTCGCCAAGCAATGCGATTGCCCTTCCATGAACCGTGTTAGCGACGTTACAGCCGACCACACGCCCCCCATGCGTGGTCGTGTCCCCCTCGCAAATAAACGCAAACCCCATGTCGAACTCTCCACAAGGAAATTTTCGATGGAATGTAGCACGGGGGAAATTGCCGGAACCACCCTGTCAGACATAACAGGAATCCAAATTCGTAATTCCGCGAACACCGGAATTGGATCAAAACAATGCACCCGATTTTGGATGCAAAGCCCCGGTCGAGCGACCGGGGCAACTGAACGAACTATTTCTTTTCCGGCTCGATCCCCCAGCACTGCCCCGCTCGCTCATACTCAGGAATTGCCTCGGGATTGTGTTTGCACTTGTCGATAGTATCGAGCGCCGTATGGTAATTGATCACGAGCGGATCGACGATGCGGCTAATCTGCTCGTCTTGCGCAGACTGGTCCGGAGTGGAACAGTCATCGCCCATGTGCCCGGGATTCGACTGATAGACTCCGCCGACCGTCAAGAACGATACCGCTCCACTACGAGATGCAGAATTGATCGCCCCGTACAGTGCCCGTGACGCGGTCGGATATCGGCGCTCATGAGCAAAACCCGCCGCGTCGATGAACCGCTCGACCCGCTCCGGCTGGCATGACACGATGGGCAAGACGGCATGCACAACGCGACCTTTCATGTATTCTCGCGCACCGTACACGGCGAGATCTTGCTTGAACTGATCGACCGCCGCCTGCTTCTCGGGTGTGTCGATGTAGCCCGTCATGTCGTCGAACTCGAAATTCATCAACACCCATTCGCTGACGTTGATATTCGCGTTGAATACCTCGTCGTGCGTAGGGCCAACGCCGCCGTTTTCCGCCATCACCAGTTGATGCAACGCAGTTCCGTCGACGACGCCGGGATACACGCCGATATCGGCACCGCGCGCCTTAAACGCGTTCTGTAGCGCATCGATAGTTGCTTGCGTGCTCGACACGGCTCCACCGCCCGTCGTCGACGCAGCTGCAGCCATCACACGAGCGGAACGCGCCGCGACGATCGGTGCCCCTGAATACGTCAACTTGATCGCTGGACTGGACGCTGTCGGCCCGTCGTTTCCGCCCCCACATGCTACCAGCGTCGCCGCCACCACTATCGCAATGATCGTTTTCTTCATTTTGATCCCAGGTTCTTATTGATATACCATGCCCCGCGGACGAAATATTACACAACAATTACGAAACTCTTCCGCAGACATAGACGAGCAACGCGCGCAGCCAATCGATCAGAACAGCCCGACTGGCTGCGCCGCATCGTCCCAACTGAAAATGATCAGCTCGCGGCGCTCGACGCCCTTCCCGCCGCCTATCGTGTACTGAATCGGCACGCTCTCGATATGGAAACCGGCGAACACGCGCCGGATCTCCGGATGGTCGTTGAGGCTGACGATCGCGCGCCCCTTGATCGACCGCAGCCGCTCGGCCATCTTCTCGTACTCCGTGAAAGGGAATGCGACGCCGTACCCTTCAGTCTCGAAGTACGGCGGATCAAGGTAGAACAGCGTGTGCGGCCGATCGTAACGATCGATGCAGGTCGCCCAATCGAGCCGCTCGATGTACGCATTCGCGAGACGAATGTGCGCCGCCGATAGCTCTTCTTCGATGCGCAGCAGGTTCAGGCCCGGCACCGTAGTCGTCGCCGTTCCGAACGTCTGCCCTTCAAGCTTCCCGCCAAAGCAACTTTTTTGCAGGTAGTAGAAGCGTGCCGCACGCTGGATGTCGGTGAGGGTTTCCGGGACCGTATGCTTCAGCCACTCGAACACCTGCCGGCTCGTCAGCGCCCATTTGAACTGACGCACGAACTCTTCGAGATGGTGCTGAACGACGCGATACAGGTTCACCAGCTCGCCGTTGATATCGTTGATCACCTCGACCCTGGCTGGCGGTCGCATGAAGTACAGCGCCGCCCCGCCCGCGAACACCTCGACGTAACAGTCGTGCTTCGGAAAGCGCGGGATGATGTGGTCAGCGAGTCGACGCTTGCCGCCGATCCAGGGAATAATGGGATTTGCCATTGTGAAAGCCGTTTTTAAACTTGATGTAGAATCCGGCCCGCCTACGTAGGCAAGCAGGGCCTTGGCCGATTCACTGGCACGGACAGTGGAAAGGCGACCGGCATGCGTGTTCCCGCACGCACGCCGGTCGCCCTGTTTCTCGTTACTTCTGTTCGCAGCCCGGAGTCTTAGGCCGGACTGCGCACACGTAGCCCTGTAGGGCCGTCAGTTTGTCGATCTCGCGCTGATCGTCGCCGGCGACGCCGAAAACGCGTTCCGCAACCGCTGCGTCGACGTCTGCATAGGCGGCGGCACCATCGCCCACGCCGGCGGCGCTGGAAGCGCCGGGCACGCCGTCGCCACCGGCTGCCGTGCAGTGTCGGACAGCGACGCGCAGCCGCTCAGTGCCAGCGGCAAGAGCAGCCCGCAGGCTGCGACTCTCTGCTTCATGCTCGTTCCTCTCCTTCGTGGTTCGTTGGTCGACGGCGGCCACCGCCGACGCGGCGGCATCGTGCGCGGCGATCGCGCGCTGCTCGGCGTCGAGCGCGGCGCGCGAGATCTTGCCCAACGCTTCGGCATGCCGCTGCGCGTCGAACGCCCGCGCGGCCTGCTCGTCGGCAAGCCGATGCGCGCCGATCAGGTGCTCGACGCAAGCGCCGGCCGCCATGCCAAGCAGCGCGGCCAACAGATACAGAGCTGCTTTCGGCATCACAGCCCCCGCTCACAAATTGCGCGTTCAGTAGCGCGGCGTTTCACGAGACCCGGCAGCACTCGACCGCCAGCAGTCACCCACTGCGGCCGACCGTTGTCCGACTCGTTGATCGCGCGACACGCGCCCCGCCAGTCGCCCGCATTGAACCGCCTCGCCGTTGTGCTGCCGCAGTAGGCGCGCGGCCCGATGTTGTAGGCGAAGCTCACCGCCGCCGCGAGCTGATATGTGCGCCCCCTCAAGCCGGGCGTGCACGTCAGGACCGGCTCCGCGTGCTCGATGAGCCGTTGCTCGAGCCGCGCGCGGCATTCATCACGCGTGAAGCGCTGGCCCGCGTACACGTCTTTCGTATCGCCGTTGCATGCCGTGACGATGCCGATTGGATCTGGCCGCGCGACAAGCACCTCACCTTCAAATGCAGGAATGATAGAAAGCAAAAGGGCCGCTGTCGCGGCCCCTACCACTCCAATCAGCGTCTTCTTCTCAGCCATCGTGATGCTCCAGTTCACGCAGGCGTGCAGCGAGCTCGATCTGCTCTCGACGATCCTTACGTCGTGCGAAGTAAAAATTCAAACCGAAAGTCGCGATCGCCGTGAGAATACCGACGATCACGCCGATATCGGTCAACGTAAGCGACGACGCGACCGACGCTATGCTTCCCGCGTAGCTCACGGCTTCCGTAGGACTAGCTCGCATCCACTCCTCGCAGAAATGAAAAAGCCGCCCAAAGGCGGCGTATTAGATGATCCCGGTTCCGTCCAACACCATGAATCGATAGTGCCAACATTCGCGAAACGTTGCGACATTGGGATGTCGGCCGCCGTTGTATAGCAGCGTCCCCCAAGATACGTTGCCGCCGCTCACCCGTACGGCGCTTATCTCAAGGATGTCCCACAGCCGCTGATTGCTGTTCGACGACCCCCAAATAAAATGCGCGGGCCACATTCCCGAAATCAACACCGGACGATCATACAATCGCTGCTGCCATTGAGGACTGGGAGCACCCTCCACCGTCCAGCCCGTTCCATTCATGTAGACATCCTGAACCACGTCGAGCACACGGTAAAACGGCGTCAACGCATCTGCAATCAATTGACTGCGCTCGTTGAACACCTGCAGCCCGAATCCATGATCCACCGGCGGGACGTTGGAAAACACAAAGAAGCGCACGGTAGCCTGCGTTTCGGTAATAAGGCGCACCGTGTAGGTCCGCCCGTCGTTGCTATAGGAGTCCCAAATCGATATCCCCACTCCCGGATCAGTGGAGAACGCATATAGCGGAACTTCAGCAGAGAACGTGAACGAGCACACCCAAAATTGCCCTTCGTAGGGAATATTCTTGTCGTTCCTGACCGTCTCAATACGAATCAGTTGCGATATCGCCACCATCGACTGAACGAGTTGATAGTTCGGCGTCGAACCGTCGATCTGAAACAGCCCCCCTTCTGTAAAGGCTTGAAATCTTCCATCCATCAGAAAACCCCGTAGACAAGCCAGCCCGGCACCGGCGTTCGATTGCTGCTATTACCGTCGCGGCTGAACCACCATCGCACCCCACCCGCATTGATTTCCACGTTGGGCACCGGGGCGTTCATCGAAATGTGCCGGAACAACCAATCGGGCATGAATGCCCAGAACGGTTCCCCGCGCGAGAGATCTGCCGCCGCGCTGCCGTCCATGCCCTCTTGAATACGCTGCATTCCAACGATCCGGCCACAGCGTGTCGTTCCGTCGAGCATGAGGCGCGCCGCTCCGTCCCAAATCCATAATCCCGCATCCATGCTCACCACATCCCCATTCGCACGCGAAGCACGCCGTTGCCGTCGTACACCCGCACTCCGTTTCCGTCGATAACCGTCCGAATGCCGCTTCCGTTCACGGAGTTGATTTCCATCCAACCGGACTTGTCCCACCGCCAACCCTGCCGCCCCGCGATGTAGTTGTCGGACTGGATATAGTTGCCGATCATCGCGTTCGTGATCCAGCCCGCACCGATCAGCGCCTGCCGCAAAAACACTTGCCCGCCTTGCACAACGAACGGCGCGCCGATCACGCCTGCACCGCCCTCGTCGATCACTGCGAATCGCTTCGCAGACACAAGCACCTGCGATTCGACGATGCCGTTGTCGTTGTCCATGCCCACGCCGATCGATGCCATGTACTTGCGTCCGTCGACGGTCGTCTGCACCTTGATCTGATACGACGCCGCGACGCGTCCGTTCAGATCGGCGTAGGACTGCGCCACGGTTTGTACAGCGGCCGCGTTGTCGTTCACCTTCGCCTGTACAGTCGTGATGTCCTGCGCCATCGCACGATCAGCTTCGACACGCGCAATCGTCTCCTTCTGCACCGCGGCGTTCAGCAGATTCGAGCCCGAGTGCAACTGGGCCGCGACTGTTTCGACTTTCTTCGCGACCGCCATATCGCCCTCGGCGATCGCCGCCTGCAGCGACCACACGCCAGCATTGAGCCTTTCGTCGCCCGCGTAGATCGTTGCGTCGCCGGCCATCGGCGGGGTGATTAGGTCGATCGGCGCGCGCAGCTCCGTGCCAAGCGCCGACTTCCCGATCTGGCCGGCGAAATACTTCTCGTAGTCGCTTTGATCCGTGCTCGGCTGCCCCTGCACGCCCGGCCCCTTCGCCGGGAACCACGGCCCGACGTTGCCGGACGTGTCGACCAGGCGCGCCCAGAAATAAAACACCTGCCCGACCGCGAGCCCCTGATACGACGTCGACGCCTGCGGATACGCGAAGTCGGAGAACTTGGTCGCGTCGTCGCGATTCGGCGTGCGGCTGTACCAGATCTCCGTTCGCTGCGTGTCGCCAGCGGATCCGTCACCCGGAAACGCCCATTTCAGATCGATCCCGTACACGATGCCCGCCGCAGTCAGCGACACGACCGACGGCGGCGGAGTGGTTTTCCCGGTCAGTTGCGTATCGACGCCGTACGCCGGAATCGACGTCACGCCGAGCGCGTTCTCGGCGCGCACCCGCGCGAGGTACTTGCCCTGATAGATTCCCGGCACCTCGACCTGCAGGCCGCCTGTCGACGGCACCTTCACCCACTCGCCGTTATCCTTCCGCCATTCGACGACGTAGCTTGTCGCGTGGTTCGCTGCATCCCACGCGATCACCATCGTTGTTTTCGAAATACCCTGATCGACCACCGAGTATGTCGAGAGGCGGACGTTCGACGGCGGCGGCTGCACCGATGGCGGAACGATCGTGATCGGCCGTTGCTGAATCTGTGCGCCGTCGTCGATCGCCGCGTACTTCCCCGGCTCGTACTGCGTCGCGTTGATCGTGTAGACGATCTGGCCGTCGTCGTCGCTTTCCTGCACGCTCACCACGCGATACTGCTGCGCCGCGAGCTCGCGGCTTTCGATCATCCACACAGCGCCCGCCACCGGATCGGCGTCGAAGCGCTCGGCGAGCGTGACCGTGTCGCCGTCGACCGACTTGACTGCGCGCGCCTGGGCAATACCCGACGGCAGAATCGCCGTGAAGCGATCGCCGGCGGCGATTGTCGGCGCCTTGTCGAGCGTGATCCTTTCGCCAGCCGCTGCGCGGATGCGCCCGCCGATCCGGCGGCCGGCCTTCTTTGGGTCGGCAACGGCGATCACCTGTCCCGGCGCACAAAGCGTCCCGTCGAGCCCGACCTGAAACGACACCGTCCCGGTCTCGTACCGCGACGTCAGCAGCAGCCAGCGCCCGAGCCGGTGCGCCTGCGCCTGCGACGTGCAGCCGAACGCCGTGACCTCCGTCTTGATGACGCCATATCGCGCGATCCCGTCGTCGTCCTGCACGGGCTCGACAGCTTGCTTGTACTGGTTCGTCGGATCGTTGTAGCTGACGAGCGCGACCGTGTAACGCGTCTTGCGTTCGCTGCCGACGTACTTGAATGAACCACCGACGACATTCGCGGCCGTGTACAGGTAGACCGGATCGGACGGCATATCGGCCGACGCGACCACCGACCCGGCGCCCCAGTACGAAATGCCGCGAAAGACGCTCGCGAGATCCTGTACCACCTTGAATGCGTCCGCGCGCGTCTGAAGCACGCAGTTGCAGGTGAAGCGCGGCTCCTTGCCGCCCTTCCCGTCGGACACGAGTTCGTCGCAGTAACGCGCGATTGCGTACAGCGCCCACTTATCGACCATCGAAGCATCGACACGGTCACCCAATCCGTTGAGCTTGTCGAGAAGTAAGCCGTAGTAGACCCACGCCGGATTGTTCGTCCATGCTGCCTTGAACGTACCGTCCCATGTACCCGAGTACGTACGCGTCTCCGGGTCGTAGTTTGTCGGGACTCGGAAGATCATCCCTCGCACGTGATACGAACGCACTGGCACGCTCGAGAACGAACGTGCGTCGAACGTCATACCGACAAGCGCCGTCATCGGATAGCGGAGCTTCCGATCGATGATCTCGGTAATCGCCTCGATGTTGATCGCGTCGGCGATCGTCGCCGTGTGCGCGTTCGGCGTGATGCGGCGCACGCGGATCAACCAACCATTTTTTGCGCGCGGCAGCTCGATCCGATGCGAGCGCTCATAGAGCGACGTCGTCTTGCCGTCGAACGCACCGGCCAGCACCTGCGCATACGACCCGCCGTCGACCGACAAGTCGATCGCATAGTCGACGCGATAGCCCGTGATATTGCCGTTCGACGTGTCCTGACGCTGTAGCGCCGGCACACCGAAGCGCACGCGCACCGCAGTCAGTTGCGTATTCTGGATTTGGCGCACCCACGGCGCGTCGGACGTCAGCGGCACGCCGACGCCGGCCTCACGCTCGACGGCCGGAAAACCCGAGATGTAGTCCTGATCCTGCGTGCCGGTTCGCGCGTCGACGGTGTAGTTCTGGAAATTCAGCGAGCCGTCCGCGTTCTGGATCGGCGTGCCGTCGAGATAGACCGACTGCAGGCCATTCACCAGCCCCACGATGGGCCCCGCCGAGATCACGTCGAGCACCTTCGCGCGCGCAATCGAATGCAGGCTGTCAGGCGATTCGCTGCTGCCACCACCGCCGCCGCCGCCCTTCGCGCCGTAGATCCGCTTCAGCCCCCCTTCAGCATGAAGCCTTTTCAAACCTGATCCTCCGCATAGATCCCGGAACTGACCACCTTCGAGCCGACGATCATTTCCCCAATAACGAGCGGCACCGGCTCACCCTGTGCGGCGCTGTTCACGGGTCCGTTGAAGTAGTACGACGTGCCGTTGTTGGCCGCGCCCGCGAGGCCGGCCTGCTGCGGGCTGAGCATCTGCACGATGCCGCCCAGCGCCATCGACGCCCCGAGCCCCATCAGCGACGTGCCCCACGGCTGCGCGAAACCGAACGTCGCGACCGCGCCAACCGCGGCGAGTGCGGCGCCGAGAATCGTATTGAAGAGCCCGCCGCGCTTGCTGCCGACGATCACCGGCGCAATGCGGATCTCGTCGCGCCCGACCGGGTGCTCAAGCTCGTCCTCGTCGAGATTGCGCGTGCCGTTGAACACGGCGAACGTCAGGCCGGCGTCGCGCGACGAAGTCAGGAACGCCCGGAAGCCGGGAATCAGCACCGACAACGCCCGCACCGCCTCCGCGGTCGACGAGACGGCAAGGCGGTGAATGCGTCCGAAACGCACGCCGAGCGTGCCGTACAGCCTTATCGTGCGAAGCGTCTCGCTCACTTTCTGTCTCCCACGTAGCGCAGCACCGTCGTACAACAGTCGGCCCACATCCCGCCCCACACCGCGCGCGCCGACAAACGGCCGTGCATGTGATGCAGGAACTGTCCGTCGCCCAGATACACGCCCGCGTGATTCGGCACGCCGTTCTTGCTGCGGATCTGCATCAGCAACACGTCGCCGACCTGCAACGTCACGTCGCGGCCGACGTCGAGAAAGCCTGCGTCCTGATAGTGGTTGAGGTAGAGGTTCGACCGACCGTCGTTCCACCACTCGTCCTCGCGCTCGAAGTCGGGTAGCGAAATGCCGCGCTCGGCGAGATACCAGTCGCGCACGATCGCGTAGCAGTCGTGCACGCCATGTACGAACTGGCGGCCGATCAGCCGCGCGACGTAGCCGGCCGGCTTGAACTCGCACCAGTCGTCGACGCCGATCGATCCGTCGGCCTGCACGCCGAGCGACACGATCACCCACTTCGCGATGCCGCTGCGCTCGCACATCGCGCGATCCGCTTCGCTCGGCTGCGCCAACGCCCCCGGATGCGAATGCACGAGAGCGACGATCTCGCCAGCATCTTCCGCGGCGGCGTAGTCCTCGGATGCGAGCGCGAATTGGTCCGTCGGCGCGCCTGCGAGGTTTCGGCAGGGCACGTACGTCTCGCCGATCGCCGTCTTCACGACCAACCCGCAGCACTCGCGCGGATACTCTGCGATCGCGTGCGCCTCGATCGCCTTTTTGATTTGTTCGTCCATAAAAAAACCCGCCGTGTGGCGGGTCCTCATATCGAAATTGGTTCGTGCGTCAGGCCATCGTGTCGCACAGGAAGCCACCAAGCGGCAGCGGGTTATTCACGCCAAATCGACGTTCGCAACCGCTGATCTTCTTGCTGCATCGATCGAGCGCCGGGTCGCTCACCGGGTTGTCGTCCTTGTCGAAGCAAGCCGCGCCGGTATAGCCGCACTCGGGACCGCGATAGTCCGATTGGCAGATCGAGATGATTTGCCGCTTCGGCAGTTGCTGGCCACCGAAGTCGAGCGGCGACGAGAGCGTGAATTCAACGTGCAATCCCGGCTGCTCGTCGCTCTTTTGCTCGATCCGCCACTGCTGCGGCGGCATTTCCTCGTGCGGGTCCGCCGTCGGATTGCCGGCCGGAAAGTTCACGGCGTCGAGGTAGCGTGCGAGCGTTCGGCGCCGGAACACTTTCGCGCCGACGAGATCGCCAAGCGCAACGCACAGCGCCGAAATCGTTCCGTTGATGTCCCCCACCCGCAGCGTCGGCGATGGCTGCTGCGCGTCGGATGTCTGCTCGAAGCCCGCAGCCTGAATCGGCCATGGCCGGTACTCGTGCCCCTGCCACACGATTGGCGTTGACTGAAGATGCCCGTGAAAGCGCAACACGTCGGCACCAATTTCCGTGCAGTCGACTTCGAAGAGCTCGATCAGACGGCCCGGCTCGAGCTGTTGGACGTCTGCCGATATGCTCACTTCGTCGCCTCCAGTTTCGCAATTCGCGCGAGCGCATCCTGTAACGCCGCATCCGTCTCAAGCAATCCGGCCAACAGCACGCCGACGGCATTCGTATACCGGAAGGTCAGCGACGGCCGCCCCTTCGGTGGCCCGCTCTCGCCGAAAATCTCCTTGCCGCTCTCGTCGTACTGACGCACGATGAAATCGCCGTCCTCATCGATCTCCGGCCCCTCGCCGAGCAGTTCCGGGAAATCCCACCACTCGTTCGCGATGACGCCAGCCTGCCGCCCCGCTTCCGGATTGTTCTTTTGCAGATACGTCACGCCCCGCTTACCGCGCAGCCGCGCCATCACTTTTTCGAGCGTCCTGATGTCGGACTTGAAAGCGCGATCCGACGCCTGGTTAAAATTCGACGCAGACAACACGCCGAACGAGGTCGCGTTGTAGTTGATGCACTGCAATTCGGCAACCGCCGTATTACTCGAAACCCTGAGTTGCACGCCGACGGTATTGTTCTGCCCCGAGAACCCGAGGCAGCTCAAGCCGCCCAACCCATTCAGATGCAAGTTCGCTTGGGTGTGTAGCCCCGTAGGGGTCGTTGCGATTTCCTGCGCCTGCGTAAACGTCTTCTTCGTCCCGACGTACTGCGGTGTGTCAAGCGTCATCGGTTGTGCAAGGTTGCCGCTGTGCCAGAGATAGCCGAGGTATTTGCCGTCGACCGTCGCCCCGAGCTGGCCAGCCGTCTTCTTCCCCCAGTCGAATCGAAGAGCGTTCCCCTTGTCGCACACTGCGACTACCTCGTCGTTGACACGAAACGTATGGTCGCTGAGTAGGTATTGGTACGATCCTCCGGCGTCTAAAGACCACCACCCCACCGACCCGCTATTTCCGTAGAAATAGCCGGGCATCTTGCCAAGCACAAGGTGGCCTTCGTCGCTTTGAACCGCCGCAGACAGATCGCCGCCCACCGTCAGCTTGCCGCCGACAACCTCGTCCCACATCATTCGACCGCGCTCGGCGACGTGCCAGATCTTCACACCGTCAGACACGTACTTCGCCCAGTCGCCGGTATTCAGCACGGTCAACTGAGACAGATCACCCGCCTGCAACTTGATCGATACCTTCTCCTGTACGTTGAACAGGTGAATGCAGGAATTCGGCCGCACCGACGACGCGGGCGGGAGCCCGACTTCCTTTCCCGGCTCGGCCATCCAAATCCCGAACCGCTTTCCGATATCGTCCGGCGTCAGGTTCGTACTATCGTTGAGATACCTGAGATCGAGCGGAGTCGAACGTTCAACTACACCGAAATTCTCGTTCGTCTTGATGTGCGCGACGCGGTTGTTGTCGCCGCCACTTCCGCTGGGTGGCTCGCCCAGGACGATTTTTTGAAGTACCGACATCTGAACTCCTACACAGAGAATGTCTCTTCGAACTGCGCCGTCATCGTGTAGACGGCGCCATTCTTGATCGGCTCGGAATACTTTTCGCAGACGAAGAGTCCGCGGGCGCGAAGCGGCGGCGTCCAGTAGAACGACTCCGCGCCCGCATGCCGGTCGAGGAAATCGATGATCGCGGCAACCTTCGCCGCGTTACCGACAAACCGCAGATTGAATGTCGATTCGCGATTGTTCAGGCCGTCTGCGGCCCGCTGGGTGTAGCCGTCGCCGAACTGGGCTTTGCGCACACGCAGCGTCGTATCGCCGCCGTGCCCTTGTACCGTCGACGGCCATTCAAATGTGTCTTTCATCCTGCAATCCAGTTTTGCGCTCTCCACAAGGTTCCGCCCTGCCGGAGTTCACGTTGTATGAGCTCGCGTATCATCTGTTCCAGCATCTTTCGGAACTCCCCAACCGCGATCAGGCTCGCGGGGTTCGACGATCCGCCCTCGATCGAAACTGGCGCGCTGACCGAGATCCCGCCGTTGCGCGCCGGCGAATCCCCTCCTCCCGCGCTCCCGCCAACGAGCCCACCCGCGGCGAATCGCGCGAAGCCGGATCGCCCCCCTGCGTTCAATCGCTCAAGGTGTGCGCGCACGCCCGGCTGCGACACCACTGCGGCGCGGACCACGAATTCGCCGTTCGAAAGCTGCGCCGGGATGCTGTCGCTCGTGGACGTGCCCGGTCCCCACACCGCCCCGCCCGTCGCGAGATGAAAGCCATAGGCATTCGAGCCGACAGCCGCGCTTGCCGCACCACCGAGCGCGCCGACGGCATCGGAGACACCGCCGAAACCCAAAGCGGAGCCGATCGCTCCGAACACCTGAGACATCGCCGCGCGCGCCGAAAACCGCGCGAGGTCGGCGATCATGCTATCGATCAGTCCGCGGAAATTGAGCTTGCCCGACGCCGCGAACGACACGAGTGCATCCTCGGCATTGCGGAACGAACTCGTCAGCGCCTCCTCGGCCATCTGCGCTGCGTTCTGCGCGGATTCCTGATAGACCGCTATCGCCCGCCTCACGCCGACGCGCCAGTCGGCCTGCAATGCGAGCCGCTGCTCGAGATAGCCGCGCTCGCGCGCGACCTGCTCCGCCTCGGCTGTGTTGATGCGCTCGATCTCGGCGATGTACTCGGGCGAGCCAAGCGTGCCGTCCTTTCGCGCGCCCTTCGTCAGTTCGTCCCGCCGACGGCGAAACTCGTCGCTCACGCGATTGATGGCTTGATTCAGCTCGCGCGCGTTGTCACCCATCGACATCGCCCCGAGTTCGCGCTGCACGTCACGCTGACGCTCGGCCGCGTAGTCGCCGAGCTCCGCGTCGATCTGCGCGCTGCGCTCCTTCAGCTTGTTGATCGCGTCGCGATAGCGCACCTCCTTTTCCAGCTGCGACGCTTGCTCATACATCCCGCGAATCGCCTGCTGATCGCGAAGCAGGCTCTTGTCGTCGTCCGACAGCTTCTTGCGCTTGCTGCGCAGATCCGTCACCTTTTGATCGAACGCGAGGAGATCCTTTTGCGACTGCGTCAGCTTGTCGGTTGCGACCGCCTCGACGCGCAGTTGCGCGATCCGCTGCCGGATGTTGTCGAGCATGCGCTCGCTTTCCAGCGAATGAACACCGCCACCCTTCGCCGCGCGAGCCGCTACCGCGTTGGTCGACACGCGTGCTGTCTGTGCAGCGGCAGAGGCGACCGTCTCGTCGAAGGCTTGCTTTCCGCGCGCGGCGGCCGCGGCGCGAGCTGCGTCAGCATTGAAGCCGAATTTCTCGAACTTCTTGCTCGACAGATCGGCTTGGAACTCCTCAAGCGCCTTCGCGACCACCATCTGCTGATTCATCAGCGCGAGCTCGCGCGTCAGATTGTCGATGTTGGTTCGCGCCCCCGCTGCGGCTTTCGCATCCTTGTCGGCAATCGCTTTTTCGAGCGACTTGTATGCGTCCGCTCGTCCGGCGACGAGGCCGGCCATGCGGGCCTGCGCATCATTCGCGCCCTTCGTCCGCGCTTCGTACTCGGCCTTCTGGCGGGCCGTCATACCGATGACGTCGGATTCTTCCCTGAGCTTGTGGACATATTTCTCCCACGCCTCCGATGCCATTCCGCCGGCGAAGAAGTTGTTCGCGTCAGAAAGCAGCCGAACGCCCTCGGCGGCTCCCCTTGCCGCAGCATCCATTGCAGCGAGTGCCTGTGCGCCTTTCTGCGAAGCGAGGCCCGCCGTGTCGATCGCGCCTGCGGCGCGCACCAGTTCCTCGCGCAGCGCTTCGCCGCCGCTCGTCGCCGACACGAAGCGGTCAATCAGTCGCCCGATCTCGCGCGATTTCTCGTCGACGCCGAGGTTCGACGTCTTGAGGCGATCCAGGCCGGCGAGGAATCGATCGAGCGCTGCCTGATCGGCATCCGAGACCACCGACGGCGCATCGCCAAACGTCGGCACCATGACACTTTGCGCCGCCCGCGTCGCCAAACTCCGATATGCCGACTGCGCGTCATCGGCCGCCCGCGACGCCTCTTGCTTCGTGCGCAGCCGCTCAGATTCCTGTAACAGCGGCGTCAGTTGCCGATATTTGTCGATGATCTGATCGAGCGGCGCCTGCATGTCGATCAGACTCGACGTCGCGCTGCTCGCGTTGTCGCGAAACAGCAGCCAGTTCGCGGCAGCCCCAAGCGCCACCGTGCCCACGGTCGCCAAAATCCCCGGTAAGCCGCCAACCGCCGCCAGCAAGCCGGAACCAACCGAGCGCATCATCGTGCCCGTACGCGCGAGCGCCGTCTGCGCCGTCGCCGCGCTTTCGGTCGCCGTCTTCAGACCCGCCGCGGTCGCGGTCGCCGCGCGTTCCGCTCGCTCACGAGCCTGCGTGGCAAGCGCGACATCACGCTCGGCTTGCGCAAGGCCGCGGTCCGTCTCGGCCAGCGACGCCGTATAACGCGCTTTGTCGATCGTGCCTTGCTTCGCTGCCGCCTCAAGCGCCGTACGCCGCTGCTGCGCGAGCGCGAGCGACGCTTCGGCGCGCTCGAGCTCCTGCTGTGCGGCTGCCGTCTCGCGAGCGATGATCGCCGCGTAGGGCGTGCCCGTGATGCGCGCGCCGATTTCCTGACTGCCGGCGACGTTGGCGCGCGCCGTTGCGACGTGAGCTTGCGCCGTCGCCTCGACCGCCCGCGCTTCGGCAAGCTTCGCTTCCGTGTACTTGATCGAGCCAGCCGTCAACGCCGACTGCATCGCAAGGCTTTCGCGCATCGCTCGCATGCCCGCGAGCTCGGCCTGCGCTGAAGCCTCCGCCGCTTGCGCGTTCTGAAGCTTCGCCGCCGCGGCAGCGCGATCGCCCTGCGCTTTGGCGAGCGCTGCCTGCGCCGCCTCGTGTTGCTTGATCGTCTCCTCGACGAGCGCTCGCTGGGCGCCGACCCACGCTGTCGCCGCCTGCGTCGCCGCGACTGCGGATTGCCCAAAGTACACGGCAATCCGCCCGGCCGCGAGCGACACGCCGAGTTTCACGATGCCGTCGAGGTGCTCTGCGACGTACGTGATCCCCTGCGCGAGCTTTTGGCTCGCGCCGGTCGCGTCGTTCGCCTTCCCGACGTACGCGACGATCTCCGTTTGCAGGCGCGTCATCGCCTGCCCGACGGTCACATTGACCTTGCCGAACAGATCGTTCGTGCTCGCCCCGGCACGCGTCAGCGCGTCGATCAAATTTTCGACCGTAAGCTTGCCGTCTTCCGCCAGCGACTTGAGCTGAGCTGTGCTCGTGCCCATGCCCCGCGCGATCGCATCAGCGACGCCCGGCAGTTCCTCGAGCACGCTCTTCAGATCCTGCCCGCGCAACTGGCCGGCCGCGAACGCCTGCCCGAGCTGCACGATGCCGAGCCGGGCCGTGTCAGCCGACACGCCGGACAGCGCCACCGCTTTACTGATCGTCTCGACGAGCGGCCCGACCTGCTTGATGGTCAGACCGAGATGCGACGTGTTGTTCGCGATCCGCTGATATAGCTCAGCCGTCGCATCGAGCGGTTGACGTGTGTCGCGCGCGATGCGCAGCACGTCGTTCTGCGCAATCGCAAAATCGATCTGGTCACGCGTGACGATCCGAAGGCGATTGCTCAGGTTCGTCCATTCGTCGGCGTACTCGATCAACTGATGCACGCCGAACGCCGCCGCAGCGGCCTGTGCGTACTCGCGGATCGAACCGCGCGCCGCGTCGAGCGCGCGCACCGTGACCTGCACGCTCGCGGCGTTCGAGGCAAACGCCGCATCCGCAGTGCGCCCGCCGTCGCGCACCGCATTGAAATACGAGCCGGCCGTCGACGAGAGACCGCGCATGCGGCGGTCGTATTCGGTCGTATTCGCCGTAACGCTGACGATCAGCTCGCGAAGGCTTGTTGCCATAGTGCTTTCTCGCCTACTTCGCCATGCGCATCAGGGCGGCTTGAAACGGATCGCCGCCCCCTTCCTCTCCCTCCGCCGTCGCGGGCTCGCCGGACCATCTTGGCATCATGTCCGACACCTTGACCTTTGCGCCCTGCGACTGAAACGCCGCCGCCGCGATCATCGCCGCATGCAGATCCGCACGATCATCTGCAACCGGCGATTCCGCGTCGTACCCGATCCAGAGACTCAGCTCGGCGGATGACATCTGCTCGCACAGCTCGGCCAACGTCTTGCCGAGCCGCAGCGCGAGCGACATCAGGAAGCGGAGGCCTGGGGTTCGGCAGAAGGCTTTTTTGCGTCTTCGACCGGGTCGACGTCGAGCTTGCCGAATTCGAGCGCCTTCACGACGATGCGGTTGTGCACGGGACCGAACGCAGCCGCGACCGCGGTCGCATCGTCGTCCGAGAATAGCCGCCGCCAACCATCCGGCGTTTCACCGAACACGACACGAACGAACAGCCGCGCATTCGCCTGCATGTGCGCGTCGTCGCTCGCGCGCGTGAACTTCTCGCGAACCGCCGTTTCGTCGTCGCCCTCCGTTACCCCGGCGATGTCCCGAAGCGCTTCGATCCAGAACATGCGGTCGCCGACCGTCGGCTCGCGCACTGCGATCTTTTCGCCATTCCATGCCGGTACGTTCATCAATTCGTACCGCCAACCGGTCAGCGGGTTCAGCACCGCTGCACGCAGGCTCGTCACGCCTTGGTTTTCGCTTTCCATGCTCATCTCCTATCAGCGCTCCGGAATTACGCCACCGGCGGCGGTACAAGCTTCGGTGCACCGCTCACGCGCACGCTGTACGTCGCCGAGATCAGTCCATTGACCGACGCCGCCCACGTGTACTGACGCACCATGCCGGCAAACAGAAACTGCGATTTGTCGGCGAACGTGACACGGAACACGTGCTTTTCGCCCGTCGCGCGTGCGGCACGCAGAATGTTCTGCCCTTCGTCGTTCGATTGGTAATTGCCGTCGACCGAGAACTCGCCCGGATCGGGCAAGCCGAGCTCCGATTCCTTTTCGTCGCTCGCGAACGTCGTCGCGTCGATTTCTTCCGACTGCCCGCCCTGCCACTGAATCTGTTTGCCCGTCGTACTAAGATCGACGAACACCAGATCGGCCGCGTCGAGATCGGTCGACGCAACTTTCGACACCTCGACCTTGGTTCCCTGCGCCTTGGTGCGCTTGCTCTTCTCTGCTGCCATATACCCCTCACAAAAGAAAAAGCCCGCACGCGGCGGGCCAAATGAATTGTCGTGGTGCCGGTCAAAACTCGACCGATAGTTCCAAGCTGATACGGAATAGTCCCGTGTCCTCCGAATAGTCGTCCGGCAACTCGTCGACACCTCCGACCGAGAACCGATCCTGAACCGACATCGCACGATCGACTGCCAAGTCGGCGAGCCGATCGGCGTCGGTGAACGTCGGCGCGTAGCAGTCGATCTGATAGGAACCGGAACGGCCGCCAGTCAGCCCGGCGAGCGCCATGTCGAGCGCGCCATGTACGCGCGTCACGACGAAATACGGCGCCGGCGCCTTCTCCGGTGCGACGCCGAGATACCCCTTCGCACCACCTATGCCCTGCAAGGCGTCACGGATTACGATCACGCTCACCGCCGCCCTCCGAGCGCTTGATCGATCGCGCGCGCCAACTCGGTGCGAATCGCCCCTTCAGCCTCGCCAATCGACGCATCGAACGCCGGTCGCATAAACGGCTGCGCCTTCATGTGCTGTGTGCCGAACTCGTCAAAGCGCCAATAGAACGCGTTGTTTGGCGAATCGGCCTTGCCCTTCGTCCGGACGCGTACGCCTGCTGTCGCCAAGCCCGGAGCGTCTTTCTGCCGAAGTGCTGCTGAGACGATATTGCGGCGCAGCTTCCCGGTTTTCTTCGGTGCGCGCTTACGCGCCTCATCGCGTATCACCTTCGCACCGGCCACCGTCGCGCGCCGAAGCGCCTTCGTCGACTGCGATTTCGCCAGCCTTTCGAAATCCGCAAGCAGGTCGGCGAGCCCGACGATCTGAATGCTAGACATACTTTTCTCCCACCTTCACCGACAGGTCAAGGTATCCGCGCGTGCGCGCGGGCAGCACGGCGGTGATGTCGTACAGCCGGCCGCCATACCGCACGCGCATCTGCTCGTCGATGCCGGCTCGATAACGAATGCGCATGCTGGCGACTGTGGAGCCTCGCACCGCCCCCGACACGACGTGTTCCTTGCCGTTCACGAACAGCACGTCGGCCCACGGCCGCGCGTGCACGACCCACGAGTTCGGCAAGGCTTCGCCGTTCTCGTTTTCTTCGCCGCTCGGCCGCTCGATGACGATGCGCTCTTTGAGTTTTCCGGCTTTCATCAGAACCTCGGCGGAACGGTGATCGAATCGAGCAGCAGATCGGCATAACCGTCCGGCAGCTGTGCGATGGTCTGACCTTCGGAGAACAGCTCCCGATGGTCGTACGCCCATGCCGCCGCGAGCAACAACCATGCGCGCACCGACGGGTGTTTGTCGATGTCGATCCCGGCCTGATACGTGAGCGTCACGGCCTGCGCCGACGGCCAGTGGCCGGTGCCGAGCGGTGCGCACAGCGATTCGCGCCCAAGTTGCACGAGCTCATACGCCCGTGGATCCAGAATCGACGTCATGCCGGCAGCGTCGCGCGTTTCGATGCGCTCGATACACAGCAACTGCCCGATCGACAGCGGAAAATCCTGCCCCGGGAAACCCGCTAGCCGCTCGACGTAGCGCGCCTTGCGAATCGCCGCGCCCGACTTTCGCTCGGCCGCATGACGAGCGCCCGGAATCACCACGCGCTCGACGAACGCGCGCTCGTCATCATCGTCGATTCGGCACTGAATGGCGACGTCCTCGAAGGTCAGCGGCTCCGCGTCGTCCAGATAGTCGACGAGAACAGCGCCCATAGCGGCTTACCCCTTCGTCGCCGTCGGCTTGGACGTGTCAGCCTTTGTTGGCGCTTTCATTTCCTTCGCTTCTGGCTCATGCGCACGTGCAATCTGCGCCTCGACGAGCCGGTCCGCATGCGCATCCTCGAACCCCGCGACATCACCCGGCGTGTACTGCGCGTAATGCCGCTGAAACTTGACCACTTTCATGTTCTTCTCCGAAGTGCGGCCCGCCGATATACCGGACAAGCCGCACGGTTGCAGATGCGCTTACGCGCCCCAGGTGACGCCCGCCAGCACCGAAATCGACTCGACGTGGCGCGGGCCGAAGTCGTTCTTCGCGATCACGCGAATCAGCGTCTGATCCCGCTGGAACGCGCTGATCACGTTGCCGTCGGCATCCTTGTAGGTCGCCTCCTTGCTGTAGTCGATTTCCAGCGTCTCGGCCTCGCCGATGAACACGTCGCCGAAGTCGGTGAAGTAGATCTCCGACTCGTTGCCACCGGCGCCGAGGTTGATCGGCACCTGCGTCGTCTTGCCGACCGGATAGCCCTTGAGCAGGCCGTTGGCGAGCTCCGGATAGACCTTGTTGCCATTGCCGTCACGCAGGCCTTCGAGGAAGCGAAACGTACGCGGCGCCATGATCCAGCCCGGCTGCGTCAGATTGGCGTCGGCGTTCTCCAGCGCCAGAATCACCTTGCCGAGATCCGTTTCGATCTTTTGCAGCGTCGATGCGTCGCTCGCCGGCAGAACATTGCCCGGAAGCGCCCAGAAACGCAGACCCTTCGGGGTATTCGCCGTGCCGTCGTCGCGAATGAACGCCTTGTCTTCGCGTGCGCCGATCGCCGACGTCAGGTCGCCGACCACGATCTGATCGACGTTCGGATTTACGCCCGCGTACTTGATCAGGTCGTTGGCGATCGGCACGAGCGCGGCCATCTTCTTGGCCGTCAGCTTCAGATCGTCGAACTGTTGCTGCGTGGCCGGAATATCGGTGTCTGCGCCGATATAGCCGACGATGGCGCCGCCCTTCAGGCGCGGGATGGTAATGTTGCCGTTCGGCAGCGGCAGCGTGCGCGCCCCCAGCCGGCGAACCACAGACTTCGGGCGCAGCAGCTCGATGACTTCGCTCGACAGGTTCTCCGGCACCAGCACACCGCCCGCGCCCGGCGACAACGTATTGAGCGACATCGCGACTTCCTCGCCAAAACCGCGCTCCAGCGCGATCTTCGAGGCGAGTTGCGCGTCGCCCCGTGCGGCCGCCAGCGCACGCACCATGCGGGCCATCTTCGCGCCCTTCACTTCCGGCGCCTTCGGCTGTGCCGGCACGGTGGATGCAGCCGGCGCCGCGACAGCGGCCGGCGTCGGATCGACCGGCACCGCTGCCGCTGCGGCCATCCGTTCGGCGGCTTCTGCGCGCTCGATCTGCGTGGTGAGGTCGTTGAATTTCGCGCTGAGCTGGTCGAATTCGACCTGCTGCTCGACCGACAAGGCGGCGCCGACCGCCTCAATCTGCGCCAACGCCTGCACACGCTGGTTGATGGCTGCGCGTTCGCGGCGAAGTTCATGGATGTTCACTTACCCTTCTCCTAAAAAAATGCCACCCGAAGGTGGCAGTGCTCAACTGAGACGCGAATGCGCTCGGATGTTGATCGTAAAAACCCGATTTTTTCGGTGGCTTACATCGTCGCTTGCATGTTCATCGCGGCCGCACGGGCGGAAATGCTGCGTCGCGCGCTGCCGCCCTGACGTTCGGCGCGCGACGCGCGCACTTCGGCCGCAATCCGGTTGATTGCGGCCTGGGGCGTCTCGACGCTGTCCGCCAGTCCCGCCTCGACGCCCTGCTGACCGAAGAAGATGCCCGCCTGCGTGTTCTTCACTGCCTGCGTGCTCAGGCTGCGGAAATTCGCAATGGCATCGACGAACTGCTTGTAGCTGTTCTGCACCATGCTGGTGAGGAACGCCAGCGACTGATCGCTGAGCGGCTCGTGCGGGGTGAGATCGTTCTTGTGGTCCCCGGCAAACACCGACGTCACCTTGATCCCTTGCTGCTCGTCACGTTTGGACACGTCCAGATGGTTCGCGATGACGCCAATCGACCCGACGCCGGACGTGCGACTCACGATGACCTGCGACGCCGCAGCGGCAATCAGATAGCCGCCCGAGAACGCCGAGAAGTTCACGATCGCGGTAATTGGCTTGACCAGCGACGCGGCCCGGATATCGTCGGCCAGTTCGAACGCGCCGGTGGCGCTGCCGCCATTGCTGTCGATATCGAGCACGATGTGTTCGACCGCGGGGTCGGCCACAGCCTGATTCACCGCGGCACGCAGCCCCTCGTAGCTCGTCATCGGCTCGCACGGGTTCATGTGCGCGGAGCGCGAAACCAGAATGCCCGACACCGGAATGATGTCCAGGCCGGTATCGGCGACCAGCGCACGACGACGCTCGGACGCCCGAGCCATCTGCGCGCCACGGTCGAGCTCGTCATCCTCCATGAGTTTCGGCTGTGCGCTGTTCACCGTCAGGTTGACGATGTTCAGGTTCAGCGCCTGATTGGCCCACTGCACCGCGAGCGACATCATCGGGTCGGTGACGAGCTGCGGCTGATTGAAAATCAGGCTGGCGAGTCTGAGGTGCGGTTTCAAGAAAGGATCCTCCCAATTTCGTCGAGCGCCGCTTTCGTCGGCTCGGTTTTGCCCATCGGTATCGGCTGGGGCTTGGACGCATCGACCATGTTCATCGGACTCAGGTAGATGTCGCCGCCCTTGACCGGCGGCATGTTCTCCAGCCGCCGAATGTCGTTGATCGACAGCCACCCCCACTGGCGCCCGACCGCATACGCGGCGTAGCGCGACGACTGATCGCCGCGCAAGAGCCCCGCGAGGTTGTATTCAATGAAGTACTGCTTGCGCTCCGACGGCAAGAGCAGGTCGCGCGTCTTCGCCTGTTCATGCCGTTTCACCCACGGCAGCAGCGTGTAGATCACGAACTGGAGCGACTGATGCTCGATGTTGCTGAACGTCGCCCGCTCCAGCTCGTTGACCATGTGAGCCGGGATTTTGTAGATCCGCGCGATATCGAGCGCCGACAGTCGCAATGCATCGATCAGCGCCGCGTCGACGTTGGTCATCGACAGCGGCTTGAACGTCATGCCCTCCTGCAACAGCGCGACCTTCTTCGCGTTACCGGACCCGCCGAACTTCGCGTTCCAGCCGTCGGTGATGCGATCAACGCTTGCCTGATCCTTCAAGGCAGGCGCGTCTGTCGGCCGTTCAATGACCCCCGACAGCGCCGTGCCGTTCATGAACGATTTGCCTGCGTACTGCTGGATCGCCTGTGCGTGCCCGATCGCATTCGCATGCAGCAAGACCGGAGACAGGCCCGTATACCCGTTGATCGACATCCATCGAACATGATGAACGAGCCGTTGCGGCAGCGGATCGGCGCCGGCCACGCGATACATCGGCTTCAGGTCCGGTCCCTTCATGACCGTCACGGCTTCGTTGTCGAGCGGATACAGTCCCTGAATCACGCCGTCCTGATCGCGATCGATGAAGCTGTAGCTATTGCCGCGAAGGCCCACGGCCACCTGCGACTGCTCCTGATACTCAAATGGCGTTTGCCACGGGTTCGGCTCGTACTTCAGGATCGAATACAGCGGATGATCGGTCGCCGGCTTTCGGTCGTCGCCGGAACGCTCATACAGTTCGACCGGCAACTGCGCGATGCTTTCCGCCAACAGCGTGACGCAGTTTTGCAGGACCGTCAGCGACAACGCGCTCGCGGGGGTGACGACTTGTCCAGCTTCGGACCGGGCGCTACCCAGCAGCGCCGATACCCAACCGCCCGAACCCGGCTGCGTCTGGCCGAGGTTCGACAACAACTGCCTGCTGAAAAACATCGCGCTACTCCTTCGGCTGTGTGGCGCGCGCCGCGCGCGCGGCCGCGATATCCGCCAGCAGCGCCCACAACATCAGCAATACGCCGGCGACGATCAGCCCGATCGGCACGCTGATCAGCACCACGCCTGTCACCAGCAGCGCAAACCCGGCGAGACCCGCCACCCAGGCCGCAATACCCATGAATTTCAAACGCCCACCCCTTGATCGTAGATCGACTCCGAATCGACGCGATCGGCCAGCATCGCGCGGCCCACCGCCATAATGAGCGCCACGGCGCCGTCGATTTTGTTGTCGTTGCCCTGCTTGACCGGACGTACCACGTCGTCGTTGCCGGGCAGGTTCTTGCCGATCACGTTGCTGATACACCACGTCATGATCGGATTACCGTCGTGATGGAACCGTCGTGACGTGATCGCTGCTTCGAGCTCCTTCATCGGGTCCGACATGTTCGTGTAGTTCTGCACGATCGTGACCGGCGTCAGGCCCTCGTCCGCGAGCTGGTGCGACAGGTTCGTCGCACCATGCGGATCGAGCGGCGTGCATTGAACCGGGCACCGCCGGTTGGCTTCCTTGGCTTCTTCCAGAATCTCGCGATAGTCGATCTCCGCGCCATCCGTTTCGATCAGGAAGCCGTGGTTGACCCACGCCTGATAGCGCTCGGCCATACGACGGTTTTCGGTATTGCGCACGGTGTCTTCCGGCACCCAGAATCGAGGCGCCACGCAGAAGTAATGCCGCCGCCCGTCGATATCGCGCCAGAAAAGCCGCGCCATGCTGTTCAAGTCCAGCTTGCGCGCCATGTCCAGCGCCAGCACGCAGTCCTGTCCCTCGAACTGCTCGAGCGACAACGATCGGTCCTCGCACGCCTTCCAGTCTTCGAGGTTGAAATAGCCCGCCTTCGCCGACGTCCACACGTTCAGGTGTTTCGTCTTGAACGTGTTCGTGAACCGTGCCGACTTGATCGCGCGTTGCTGCTGGCTCTCCAGATACTCCTGATAGACCGAGATGCCGATGTTCGGGTTGGCTTTCGCGAGTACGCGCGGATCGGTCCAATCGTCGTCTTCGTCGATGGTCCAGATCCACCCGAAAAGCTCGTCGTCGGGCACCGTCCCTTCGAGCATTTCGATCACCTGCCGGCGCTTGTCGTAGCACGGCCCTTCGATGTTGACACCCGCCGTCGTGATGACGAACATCAACGGCTGCCGGCGCGCGCCCATCCCCGTGAGCATGGTTTCGTACTGCGCGTTCGTATCGTGCTCGTGATACTCGTCCTCGATCGCGCAGGACGGCGACGCGCCATCGCCCGGATTGCCGATGATTGGCTCGAAGCGGCTACCGTCTTCGGGCCGATTCAACGCCTGTGCGTTAGCCTCAATGCCGAGGTGTTCGATGAGCAGCGGCGAGCGCTTCACCATCAGCCGCGCCGGCCGAAAGACTTCCCAAGCCTGCCGCTCGGTCGTCGCGCCGCAATACACCTCGGCGCCGAATTCGTCGTCGGCGGTAAACATCGCAATCCCGACGCCCGCGGCGATCACGCTTTTGCCGTTCTTGCGCGGCACCTCCCAGTACGACTCGCGAAAGCGCCGAAATCCCGTCTTCTTCCTAACCCAGCCGAAGGTGCAAGCCAAGCCGAACAGCTGCCACGGCTCGAGCGTCACGAGCTGGCGCTTGTAGGCCCATTCGCCCTTCGTATGCGGCAAAAGCTGAATCAGCCGCAGCTTCTTTTCCGCTTTTGCCGGGTCAAATTTGTACTTGAACGCGGCCGACTTGCTCGCCGCGAGATCGTCCAGATGACGCTGGCACGCGAGAATCACCCACCGACATGCCGGCACCTTCCCGCGCACGACGTCACGTGCAAACTGGTTCGCTCGCGCGACCAGCGGAAAAGACTCTCGTGCCATGCGTCAACCCAGCAGATCGGCAAAGGGATTGCCGGCGTTCTTCTTTTTCGGGCCGATCAGACGCTGACGGCTCGACGGATCGAGCCCGAGCATCGCGCCGAACGTCGCCATCTGGCCGGCTGCCTCTTTCACGACGGTCGCGGCCGGGTTTTTCACCGGGCCGCCCTGTGCCCCTTCTACCACCGGGCCTTCACGCGCCAGCTGCTCTTGCGCGCGTCGCCAGTTGCCGTATGCCGCGCAAAAAATCTCGACGTTATGCAGGTCCGTGAACTGGAGAATCTTCTGCTTGCAGAGCAGGGGCGCAACGCGCTCCCACATCTCGACCGCCAGCGGATCAAGCCATTCCGGCGGATCGATATTTGTCACCAGCCCGAAATCGGGCTCTTGGGTATTCAACTGCCGCTTGCCCGGATTACCGGCGGCCTCTTTTCTTGCAACGGGCTTCGGTCGACGTCCGGAGCGGCCCGCAACTCCGGGCATGTTTTGCTCAACCTTTAAATTTCATTTTTCGCGGGCGTGAAAATTCGACGAAGCGGGCGGTCCCGGAGGCAGCGCCTCCCAGACTTTTTCACCCCCCTCCTCGCCCGGCGCATCCGCCGGGCGGGGCCGCTCCCGTGTCACCGCAACCGCTCGCGCGCCGTCTTAGTTGCATGACAGTCACGACAGATCGCTTGCAGGTTCTCATCGCGATCTGTCCCGCCGCGCGCCTTCGAGATAACGTGGTCGACAGCAGTTGCCGGCGTCACGCGCCCGGCTTGCAGGCAGGGCTGACACAGGCCGCTGTCGCGACGCAGGATGCGCTGCCTGATCTTGTCCCACGCGGTTCCGTATCCCCGCGCATGGCGATTGCCGCGCACCGCGTCCGGCTTCCAATTGGAGATCTCCTTCGCATGCACTGCGCAGTGCGACATGCCACCCGGGACGAGTGCGTTGCAGCCGCGATGCTTGCATGGCCTCATAGTGCGAGCCGGCATAGATTTATGTCACACCACCGCATAAAGGAAAACGCCCGCAAAGTTCTCACCTTACGGGCGTCTTGTGAAATTCTGCGTGTGATTGGGATCACGCGTCGTCAGGTTGATGTATGCGATCTCCGAGGTAGAACAATCCCACGAAAGTCACAACCATCATTTGCCAAAACAAGAGCAAATAGAAAAAGAGCCCAAAATACAACGCAGCAAAATGATACTTTTCGTTTATGAGCGCTCTGATCGCGGGACCAATCGTTTGACCGAAAACTGCACCGATCAAGAGTATTAAGCTTTCTGCCGTAAGAAATGCAAGCAGGACACAGAGGAACCGCCGACGCGTCAAGTCCATTGGCACTTTCTGCCCGCGCACCAGTACATTTAATCTTGGGGACGGAGCAGGCATCAGCCTATCAATGTCGATTCTGTTGAAGGTGGCAATTGCGGCCAACGCTGCAATGTAGAAACCCGGCAGAGTCTGAATCACCATCACAACCTTCGCGACCAGTCCGCCGTCACCGATGACAGACAAGGGGCGAATCAAAGCAAGGGCGGCGAACATCGCCGTGCTGATTGCGCTCAATATCAGCGGAATCAACCAATCGAGTCGCCATTTATTTGGGTACGCTATACCCAAATATGCAAACGGCCGGAATAGATGGTAGGTGAACATATCAAACCAGAAGGCCCTTCAGTTTCTCGAGCATTTCTTCGTTAAGTTCAGTGTATGACTGGCCCAGATGTTTGTTGAATCCGTTAAGCACCGCACGCTTGACATATGCCGTATCCAGCCCAACCGTGAAATCACCAGAGCGCACTGTCACCGTTCTAGGGTCGCCAGTATCGGTGGTGAACCGAATTCGAGCTTTCTCGTACGCGTCGCTCTTGCTGTTCAAGAATGCCCGGAGTACGGGAACCTTCCTGGCTTTCGCAAGCGCCGTCGACAGCGACACCTCCAACTGCGCCTTTTTTTCGCGAACGAAACCAGCTTGATCAAGCTGCACTTCGGCGTTGCGCTCGGTAATGAGCTCTACACCACCGATTGCCCCCTCCGTCAAATCGTGCTCCAAAGACTCTGACACGTGACCGTCGAGAGAAATCATCATCCTCGCGCTATATGTAGTTGGATTGCCCTTTTTGTCCACTGCTCCATTTGGATGAGCAAACTTAAACTCATCAGGGAATTTCGCTTTCACCGCCCTCATCAAGGCGTTGAGGAACTGCTGAATTTTGGGCGGCGGCATACCCTGTACAGCTTCTACGATTGCCAGTCCGGTAGCTAGTGGATCAGGACTAGCTCTAACGATGATGTGGCACGAATAATCCATTCCTTCGCCCACCATCTTGTTGACAGCACGCCAAAGGAGATTCTGCGGATCCGAGAAACAGGGATCGGCCGCCAACTTGTCACACTTGTTGATCAGCAGACAGCAAACGTCGTTGTCATCCCAGCGCATTTGCTGCACGTAGTATATTTCGCCCTCGTTTTTGTACGCCTTGAGCCGCTCCTGCGGCTCAAGGCACTCAATGAGCTCGAAGCATCGCTTCGTCGATAGCACTGCAGGGGCTTTGAATGTCCTCGACATCGAGCTAATGCTGACATCGTAGAACCCGGCCCTTCTCTCATATTTATTCAATTTCACACCCCGTAACGGAGATGAAATCCTAGCAAATATTTGAGCCTCGCGATCATTTAGGCAAAAAGCTAAATTTGCCGCAGCCACGAGAAAAAGCCCGCGCAGCAAACTGAGCGGGCTTACTTTGGGCGCACCTCCCGCCCGACGTCGTCAATATAGCGAAACGCGGCGCGGTTTACAACCTCTTTTTATCGCGTCGTCGAACGAGCGCTACGCAGGCTGATGTTCCCTCAGCCACTCGCGCAACGCATCATTCATACGCGTCTGCCAACCTTCGCCCGTCGCTTTGAAGGCGTCGACAATGTCGACGTCATAGCGCACCGTCAATTGCACCTTGGGCGCTTCGAGCGGCGGACGACCACGCTTGCCTCGCCGCGTCATCTTCGCGAAGTCTTCCGCCGGCACTTCGAACGTGTCGGGATCGGCCGCGATGCCGCGGTTGATTGCCGCGTCTTCCTCGTCCGTCGGCATGACGATCTTACGCTTGCTCGACATAGCTCTTGACCTCCCGCTTGTTCGCCTTACGCATGCTGATGATGTGCATCGAGTCGCCGCGCTGCGTGAACACCACGCAATAGAGGCGATCGCCGATCACACCGAACCCGACTTCGCGCACTTCACTGTAGTCGCGTCGGTCGTCCACGTAGGACAACACGTCCGACCAGTCGAGTTGCGCTGCAAGCGCCAACGACACTCCATGCTTGGCAATGTTCGTTTCGTTCTTGGTCGGGTCAAAGGTGATGTCCATGCAAATTATTGTAGTTACGGTTAATAACAATTGCAAGTATTTTTGTAGCTACAGTATTTCGGGACACTTCAGCAGGCCGCGACGTTTCAGCGGCCCAAGAATCGACCGCTTCGCCTGCTGATACGTCGCATGCGCGTCCAGCAAAGCGGACCGGCGAGGATTGAGCCAGACGCGCGCACCGCATTCCCGGTTCATCTCGCTAACGCGCTTCGCCTTCATGTGCTGCTGAATCGCTGCGCGCTCCTGCCATGCCAATGCATCGACGCAGACGTCAACCAGTTCCGCGCGCCGCTTTGCCGCCTTCCGATCGGCCTTCTCTGCGCGTTCCTCCGCCGTTTCGGTCCGGTCGTCTTCGGCGAAGCCTCGGCACGTGGCGGCGACCCTTCCATGTCCGAGGTTCGGTGTGTATCCCGATTGCCAGTCGTACCACTCGTCGAGCAGTTCCTCTATCTGGTTGCTCTCGTCGATCGTCGGTTCGTTTTGCTCGTTCATGGCAGGACTCGAAACGGGATTCCCCAGTACATCAGCCAGTTAATCAGGACAGTGCGTATCTCCTCGCTGCGCGGAAACCGCATCTCGATTTGGCCGCCCTTGAGTTCGACGCCTTCGAGCGGGCAGCCCGGAAACGCGATGACGCGGCGACCCGTGCTTGCTTCGTTGCGACGCACCGCCATCTTTGCCACGGGCTCCGCAATCTCGCCCTGGTCGAAGTAGAGATAGGCGCTCACGACATCCCTCGCACGTCCCATGCGCTATCTCCGCTCTCGATGAATGCGCCGAGCACGCCCGAATGCCTATTGCGATGCACGTATGCCTTCGTCCGAAAAACGCCCAGCTCCACCCAACGGCCATCGCACTCCGGGATGCGCGATCGATGCATTTCGGGAATAAACGCATCCACCTCGACGGCCGCGACCAACTGGCGCTTGACGGTTGCGATTCGAGCGATTCGAAATACTGTCGCGTCGATCTCGCGCTTCCGCTCACAGACGATAATTCCGCCACGTCCGCGATGTCTCGGCACGCTATACGAGCCGTCCGGAATCTCAACCCACATCCTCACTGGCAATTTGCTTCTCCCATCTTTCAAGCCCGTACCGGCTCCCATTCCTCATATGCCCGATCCCACACATCGAACTTGGCCTGCTTCGGCGTGCCGACCCGGTTCTGATCGATCCACGCGTGACACGCGACGCAACCGGGAACCGTAAATTCGTTTATCGCCTTCATCGCCCCGGCCTTCCCGTGGCGCGATTGGTTCGAGTGGCACGGCACAACGGTTTCGTCGAGCGGGTTAAGACGGCACACACCCGGCACACGCAGAAAGCACGGTTCGCCGCGGCACGCCGCCAAATACTTCGAACCCTCGGCGACGGTCGGCCGCTTGATCCGCTTCACGATCGCCTTCTGACGCTTCAGCGTCGCCGTTCGCGTCAGGCTGCTGAACGGCGAATGCCGCTTTCGTTTGAATCCCGTTCGCTTCATTGGCGCTGATCGCTTCACGACTCGACCTTCCGGCCAAACTTCGATGCGACATAGGCGCGCATAGCAGCGATGAGCGGCGTTGCGCCAGTTCCATCTGGCGCATCCGTCTCGTAACAACTCCCCCTCGTCCACGCGCCCCACTCCCTGCCGTAGCCGTAGAGATTTATGCTGATCCTCTCGCGCTCAATGACCCGACCACCAATCGCCCAGTCCGTCGACGGCGACCACGGTTCATATTCGATCCATTCGTGTGACGTCTCCCGACCTTGCATGCACCGACCGCCGAGGATCGTCGGATGCCAACCAGCCGCACGGCCGACCCAATAGTCGAGTTGAGCGCCTTGTAGTTCGCTGACCTTCATGCGATTCCCCTTGCCCGCCGCACCATTTCGCCGATAACGAACGTAGCGAGCTGAATCGAACGTTCGCGCGCACTGCGCTGCTCGGCGACGCGGATCTGCTCACGATCGCGCCACGAGAGAATGACCTCCGGAAACGGTTTCCCCGTCCATCGATAGCCGTATGGCCGCCGACGTCCGACCTTCCGCAGATAGCCGTGCTCGACCAGCCGCGGCGTGCGCTTCTTCGTCGTCGACGGGTTCTCGTCGATCGCGTCGGCGATCTCGAGCACCGTGCGGCCCGGATTGTTCTTCACGAAGTTGCAGATCCGCCGCTCTTGCGGGTTCATGCTCGCTGTTGTCACCCCTCCTCCCTACTTGATTTCAGAAATGTCGATGTCATGTACCGACTTCATCAAGTGGCGCTTGATCCGGTATTCGCCCGTGATCGCGCCTTTCACGTCCTCGACGACCTGCACTCCGTCTCGCGTATAGACGAAGTCGGCGATGTAACGCAGCGCCGGGCGCTTCCGACTTGCGATGACCACACCGGGTGCGAGCTCGAAGACGACCTGACGCCGAAGACCGCTGATCAGCCCGACGTCTTGTTGCTTGATCAACTCGAACCATCGCGACCGCTCGCGCTTGCTGTCGAACCTGATGCCGTCGTGCTCGCACTTCGTGTTGCGGTACTTCGAGCGCTTCGCCGTCATTACCGGCGTGAAGAGTGGCCGGTCGAGGTCGCCGGATGCGATTTCGTCGAATTCGGAGTTCGGCTGCTTGCCCGTGCGGCGCGCCAGCTCGCGCTCGGCGAAGCTGCGACCGATAGTTCGGTCGTCGCGCACGCGTGCCGTGCCAACCATCGCCGTACCCTCGGGAACGACGAGCGGCCATGAAGCGCGCTTCGTCACGTCGCCTCCTGATCGCGCGGGATGTCGTTGAAGTACCGGTACAACTGCTCGTAGGTCTCATTCCCGAAGCGGGCAGCCTCGCGCAGCATTTCCTCCATCGCCTCGCCTGGGCCGGCCGCCTTGACGACGCGTGCCTTAAAACGCATGAACACTTCGCCCTCGCGCTGCTCGATGCCGAGTTGCTTACCGCGGTCAGTGACACCTTGCGCGCTCTTGTGCCAGTCGGAAGGAACGTCCTGCCCGCTCGTCGTCGTGCCGTCCGGCTTCACCGGGAACAGCCCCGTCCAGCCGCGCAATACCGCTTCGTCGATGCAGTCCGCCGGGGCATGCCCAAGCTCTCTCAGCTTCTCGAGGCGGCGCAGCGACACTTTCGCCGCCGGGCGTGTCCACGGCGCCGACTTCTCCGCCGCTTTCGCCTCGCGGTGCTCGCACCAGTCGAGCCACGCGTCGACGGGCAACCAGTCGGGCAGCTCGATTGATCGCAGTTCGCCATGCAACGCAACTCGCGGCGCACGCCGCGCGGGTTGATGGTTCTCTGATGGTTCTATGACGGTTCCTGATGATTCGGGTGCAAAAGCTTTGCACCCTTTAGTGCTGTGATTTGCACCCTTTATGTCGCCAGTTGCACCCTTTACGTCGTCGTTTGCACCCTTTCCACTGGGTGCATTTTTTGCACCCTTTGAACACGACGAAATGGGCGCAAGTTCTGCACCGTTTATCCAGTCCGAATTGATTCGGTATTCGCGCGTATTCCCACGCCCGCCCTTCGACTCGCTCACGAGAATTAGCCAGCCCGACTGCTGCATCCGGCGAAGCTGGTACTGCACTGCACGCGGCGATTGGCGCGTCTTCGCAGCCAACTTGTCGACGCTCGGATAGATGTGCGTCCCGTCATCGTGCGAATGGTCCGCAAGTGCCAGCGCGAGAATCATCTCGCCGCCGCCTTCCGGATAGCGCTCGAACACCGCGTTCATAACCTTGACGCTCATAGGCTCCTCAGTGCCCGCACGGCAACGCGCCGTCAGCGTCAGTCTTTGCGCCACATGACAGACACGTACGCGTGGCCGCTGCGCGAGCTGTCACCGCAACGGGCGTCACTTCGCCAGCGCGCGCCGGAACGGGCTCTTTGATGTCGGTCGGAGTCAAGACGCTCTCCCGAGAGTCAAGCGATAGGCGCTCGGATGACCGGGACGGCGCGTAATGCGCAGCGCACCGGCCTCCTCCAACGTGCGAAGGGTCGACGACACGGTCACGCGCGTCACGCCCGCGAATTCCGCAATGGCGTCGATCGACGGATCGCAATTCCCCTGCTCGTCGGCCAACCGCGCCAGAAAGATCAGGATCACCTTGGCCGTCGGCGGGAACTGCTCGCGCATAGCGCGGTTTAGGTGCTCGAAACTCATTCGGCGGCCTCCTGTGCGCTTTCCGCGTCGTCAATACCGAGCACCCATCGCAGCGCCGCCAAGCGCTCGCCCGTCGCCTCCGCGAGCGCCGCCTCGATCTGCTTACGCGGACGTACGCGTGCCGCCGTACCGCCGAGCACGGCCTTCTGCGCACGCGAGCGCGCGTGCCCTTCCTTGCCGTCAGCGGCATCGATCAACGCCTGAACCTTCGCGCGTTGCTCGTCGGGCGACAGCTTCGCAAGCTTCAGCGCGTGCGACACAGTGATCTGTTCCGCCTCAACAGCGTCACGCACCGCCATGCAGCAGTCGAGCAGCTTCAAAGCAGAGCGCACGGTCGGCACCTCGACACCGAACGCGACGGCGATAGCATCCTCGGTGTGGCCGACGTCGAGCATGCGAGCCATCTTCTCGGCCCGGTTGATCGGCGAGTCCTCTTCGCGGATCTCGTTCGTGCTGACCATCATTCCGACAAACGACTTGTCGCTGTCGCGCATGACGCGCTTCGGGATCGCCGGAATCGTGATCGGCTCTTCGCCCGCCTCGATCAGTTGACGGTTCAGCTCGCGCGCGTTGATCACGCGGCGACGGCCGTCGATCACGAGGTTCTCGCCCGTCTCCGGGTCTTTGTAGAAGAGCACCGGCTCAAGCACGCCCTGCGCCCGGTAGTTCCGAACCGTCTTCGGGTTCGGCGCCTGATGTACGCGCCGGTCGTACAGCGGGTGCTTCGGGTCCGTGACGAGCGTCAGCTTGTCGGGGTCCATCGAAAGGACGTTGCCCTTGCCCGACGCCCCATAGACGTCGATTGAGTTTTTGGCCATCAGTGGCTCCTATTGAGATAGTTTGTGAATGGAGCTATTCGCAAAGCCCGTATGCGGACGAGCACGTCGTCGCAGGTTCTGCGTCCGCGAGAAGGTCGTATTGCCGACCGCCACGAGTCGTCTTCGACCACTCGACGACTTGCCAGATGTTTCCTCGCTCCCGCGCCGTGTCCGTCTCGCCTGGGGCCGGGAAGAAGGTGGAGTTGCCACGCTTCGACGCATCCGAAACGATGCCTTCCCACTCGGCGATCATCTCGATGTGGTCGCGGTCACGCATATCCCATTGCCGGATCTCGTCTTTACCAGCATTGATGCAGAGGCAACCGACGCGCTTGCGGCCTTGCAGGTAGAGCGGGTTCGGTCTGATACCGGCTACGCGGTGCGCTTCGAATATGGATTCGGCCGTCCAGCGCAATACCGGCCGATAGATGAACAGCCCCCCGCCGACCTCTTCAAACGATCGGACGCATGCCCCGGTGCCCTGCAGGCGGTTGCGGCGCGCCTCGCTCTCCTCGATGCGGACACCTTGCCAAGACCACACAGCAACACCCGCCTCATCGATCAGGTTCAGCGCGTACTCATTCAGAGGCTCAGTCTTGAGGAAGTACGTGCAGAACTGAGCCATGCGGCTCGGGAAGCGCCCCTTGATGATGCAAAGGTCGAGGAAGGGGATGCCGGTCGGCCCACGCTCGAACACGGCTAAGGCGCGCAGGACGACGTTCTCAGGAACACCCTTCTCCGGCCACTTGTCGCGAACGTAGTCGCGCCGATGCCACCACTCGGGAGTGAAGTCACGCTTGAGACGCGCCACCGGGATCGACAGGACGTCTTCGAGATAGTCGACATACTCGTAGGTAAGACGGTGCTCGTTGCCTGTATCCGCCATTGCGACACGGACGTTCTCGTGTCCGTGCAGCTCGAGCGCGACGAGCAGCGTCGCGGTGCTGTCCTTTCCGCCGGACAATGAGACGACATGAAGGATCGGGCGCTCGCTCATGCAATCACCTCCCGCATGAAAGGCTGTACTGCGGATGCGATATGATCTGCGCTCAGAAACGCGCCCGTTCCAATACTGAGAGAGACCAACTCATGGCCACCATCGTCCACGACTGTCCTCATTGCCTTGCAACAAGAGCAGCGTTTGACGTCGCCTTCGCACAACCACATCCGACGCAAGGCGGTCTGTGGAACCTCCTCGCCATTTGCCCGGCATGCGGACTCGCTATATATGCGAAAGTCCGAAGCCCATCGCCGCACCACAACCCGAAGGCATACGTTGGGAACCTGATGCTGGCACAGGGCTATTTCGTAGCAGCAGTGTTTCCAGAGGCAGAGCAATCGCCAGCTCCGGAGCACGTCCCGGAGGCTGCGGGTAGAGCATATGAGCAAGGGGCGCGATGTCTGGGTCGAAGCGATTTCACACCCGCCGCAGCTATGTTTCGGCGCTGTTTGGAAATTGCCCTCAAGAAGTTCAGTCCGGACATTGAAGCGTGGAAACTCGAGAAGCGAATCGATAGGCTCGCGGACGCTGGCAAGATCACGCAGGATCTGAAAACCTGGGCGCATCGGGTCCGCCTTGACGGCAACGATGCCTTGCATGAGGAAGAAGAATTTACACGCGAGTCGGCCACCGAGCTTATGGAGTTCACGAGACTGCTGCTGACTTATCTCTACACTCTTCCCGAGAAAATTCGACTTAGGTTGGGACAAGCAGACGCTAATTCGGCAGACACTTCGTCCAGTACATGACACGCGCGTTGCCCAAACTGCTCGATCGGCTTGAACGAAGCGCGCCAGCTCGCCCTTGGCAATACGGCAGCTCGAGACCGATGCGGCGCATCGAATCTCGTCAATCTTGCGATCTTGGAAATTGAACAAATTCACAAGCCGGCGGTTCATTCGGCCATGCCGCGCAGCCGCGCGGAGATATCGAGAAGCACCTGCGCGTGCTTGAAAATTCGGTGATCCACGCGCTCGATCTCGTGCCGCTCGACACGGCCGTCTTCGAGCGTCTTCACGATCTCCTGCCCGACGTCGCCGTGCGTCGACCACGCCTTGCCCATCAGCTCGACGATCGCAGCGTCGCAGCAGTCAACGGCGCTCGGCAACTTCACGAGCGCGTAGCCGCGCTCGCCCGCCCACGCTTCGAGAATCGCGTCGTTGTCCGTCACCTCGCCAATGCGCACCGCTTCCTGAAGCGTGAGCTTGTGCGTACCCGTGTTCGGATTCACCTTGCTCCGAAGCACGGCGGGCGATACACCGAGGCGCGGTGCGAGTGATTCGCACCCGCCCGGATAGTTGTGAGCGACGGCGTGCGCCGTATCGAGAATGTTCAATCGATCCTCCAAACAAACGTGTTTTCGCACCATTCGCACTACTAAACTCATCCTCAACGCTTTGAACGAGGATTCGTGAATGGCTTGGGTGTTGCTATTGAGCGTCTACGCCGCTTTCCACAGGCGACACACGCTTTGGTTCAAATGGGTGGGTCTCACGCCCATGGCAGAATTCGGATTTCCACACCACGAAGTAGCCACAAACGGAGACCCAATGAGCGTAATTACTGACCGTTTCGAAGCAGTCGACAAAAGCGGCAACAAGTACAACGTCGTTGTCCGCCAGGACGTGATCGACACAAGCACGTTCGCTGAACAGAGCAGCGAGTTGGGCCTGAAGGAATATCGACTTTCGAACGGTGAGCCACTGAACCGCTTCTCGGAAAATGTCTTTCGACTCGTGCGAAGCGGCGTCGAGATCACGCGAATCTAGTCGCCAACGAGGCAGTAATCGCGCGTCGACGAACTCATCGTTGTAACGTCGATTTCGCGGCCGTACTTCTTCGCGAGGTGTTTCCACAGAGCGATTTCGAGTGCCGCGGGCATGGCAGTTTCTTCGACGTAGAGGTTCGCACCGTCGTAGTGGATCTGGGTGCCGCCATCAGCGACCAATCCCAGCTCCACTACCGGCCCCTGCCCAGCTCGTAAGCGCGCGTTGACGCTCTGGACGCACCGGACTTCAATACCATCAATCGAGACGCGCCCCGTTCCAATGGGACTTGCCTCGATCGTCACAGCGCACTTGTCGTTAGCATTTGTCACGTTGACTCCTTCCGCTGGCCCGTAAGGGACAGCATGCCCAATAGGATATCGTTAACCCAAAAAAGATAAAATAGCTGAAAGCGATTTCGCCCCTTACTTCATTGAACCCGAGGGCGTCATCCCGCGAGCTCCTTCTGCTCCCGCAAGCTCTCGTCGCCGCGCAGCATCAGTTGGCGCAAGACGACCCAACCTTGGTAGTCCGGCCGGAGCGTTTCGCACACGACGCGCGGATCATCAACGGCGCGCTCAACAAATGGACAAGCTTCGATCGGCGCACGGCGGTCCCGCTTAATCCAATTACTTGCAGCTTGGGGGGATACGCCGACCCTCCTCGCAAAGTCGGCTTGCGAGTCGCAAAGGCTGACTGCGAGGCACAACGTTTCGAATGGTGAGAGTTGCGACGGAGTGTTCATGCGCGAACGATAAACCATAGTTTATCGTCAGTCAACTCTCGTTTATTGATCGAATATACAATTGTTTATAGAGTCCGGCTCATGGCACTCGGAAAGAACGTCGCACGACTACGCACCCTGACGGGCGAAACCCGTCCGGACCTTGCGCGCGCTATCGGCATCGAATCACAGCAGCCGATCTATGCGCTGGAAAAGCGCGACAGTAGCCGGTCGGATCTTGCGCCACAGCTAGCAAAACACTTCCGGGTTGATTTGAACGTGTTGCTTGAGGACGATTTGTCGCGCCTCGACAGCGCGGGACTTGACGCGCTGCGTCGATCGCGAAAACCGCCTGTCGGGGCGGGGAAGAAGGTGAAGATTCAGGAGAGATTTGATGCTGCTCCTGAGTCGATACAGCAGGCCGTCCGCGACCTCCTCGAGCTGCCCATTGCGGACGCAGAAAAAGTCGCGGCCCTGATAGCCGCCTTTCGCGGCGATCGTTAGTGGACGTCTTGCAATGTTTGCGCTATAGACTCGACGGCGTCGTCAATGTCACCGCAGACATCCCCTGCAATCCATCTCCCGCACCGCGCAAGGTCGCTCGTAATGCGTGATTGATCCGACCGATCCGACAGTGCATCAATCGCGGAGAAGATCGCTTGTAAATGTCGAATTCTCTCTGCCGCGAGAATCCCGAGATCCTTTGCAATAAGGCTCACGGACTGCAACGCCCCCGCGGCAAACTCCCTGTTGTATTTCTTCAAGTGGCCACCTCGTAGGTCTGATTGAACGTTCGCAGGGTGCGCGCCTCTCGGCATCGTCCGTCGAGAGGCCCGCCCAATCGGCGCTACTTCCTGCGAGGTTGCCAGAGAGACACGGATATCAAGCTCACGATGGCCGCTGCTATCACGTAGAATGCCGGCGCGAGGTTGTTGTGCGTGGTCGCAATCGCCCACGTAATGATCGCGGCGGAGAATCCACCAAACGTGATCACGGCGAGGTTGTACGAGATCGAAATCCCAGTCGACAGAACCCCATCTGGAAACATGTCGCTAAGCGCCGCCAGGATTGGCCCCTCGTAGCTGGCGATAACGAGCCCGAACACCACCTGGAACACGAGCAACGACTTCAACCCTGGTGCGGCATTCAACATAGCGAACAGCGGATAAGCCGCGCCGATCGCAACGAGCAACGCTCCCGCAAGGAACCAGCGGCGCCCAAACAGATCGGAAAGGTGTCCAATCAAAGGCGTGACGAAGAGAACAATTGACGCGCCGACAAGCACTGCGATGAAACCCGTAGAAGACGGGAGTCTCAGAACCTTCGAAGCGTAGGTCGGGATGTAGAACAGTAGGACATAAGAGCAAACCGTCCAGAAGACGACTAAACCAAATCCGACAAGCGCCTCACGCGAAAAGCTCCTGACGACCTCGACGACCGGCGCACACTCGCCCAAACGCTCGTCCGCGGGAAAGCCAGGGTCGTTCAACCTACTGCGGATATAAATCCCGACCGGGCCGAGACCGAGTCCGAGAAGGAAGGGAATTCGCCAGCCCCAAGATTCGATCTGCTGCTCATCGAGGCACTTCACGATAAACACCGCAAGAACTGACGCAAGGATAATCGCGAACCCGATACTCGCCTGAATCCAGCTCGTGTAGTATCCATGCCGCTCGGCCGACACGCGCTCGCGAAGATACGCTGTCGCACCTCCCATTTCCCCTCCAGCCGAAAATCCCTGAAGTAGACGCGCGACGACAATCATCAGTGGCGCACCAAGCCCTGCATCTTTGTATGTCGGCGCGAATCCAATCATCGCCGTCCCGGCGGTCATCAATGCAATCGTGACCGTAAGTGCTGCTCGGCGCCCCACTTTGTCCGCAATTCCGCCAATCACGATGCCACCGATCGGACGCATAAAGAAGCCTACGCCAATCGTCGAAACCGACAGCAACAGAGACAGGTTGTCGTCCGTCGACGGGAAAAATAGTTTCGCAATAATGACTGAGAAGAAACTATACGAAATGAAATCGAACCATTCGAAACCATTTCCGACGATGACGGCGATTACAGCTCTCCGATGCGTGTCGGAGCTCGCACTCGGCGCGGCCTCGCGCGCGTACGTTGATGTTTGCATTATTTCGTGCCCTCGGATTATTGAGTTATTACGGCTATCAAACAAGATTTGATCGCGCACGAAATATTACGTCTATTTACGAATTACTTACTATGAAAAATTCTCGGGGCAGCCTGACCATAAGGAATGGTGCAAATTGAACCAATCGTATGACTTATACATGCGTCAGTAGCCACTCGCGAAACATCGTGACCGCGGGCGTGTCTCGGCGATCCGCAGGCCAGATGACCTGATACGCGCCGCCGAAGCTTGCATGCGCATCCGACGCTAAAACCAGCTTCCCGCTCTCAACAAGTGGCGTGATCATATGCTTCCAGCCCAAAATTGCTCCGTGCCCATGCAGTGCCAGTTGCAGCAGTACTGGGTAGCTGTTCGCAGAAATAGTTCGAGCCGGACGAAACCCGATTTCGCCGACAGTCAGGCGAAACCAATCTCGCCATCCCATCCACTGACGCTGCTGTTCCTCCGCAACAAGTAAAGTTGCCTCCATCAAGTCCTGGGGAGGCACGCGGCGCCCCGCGAGAAACGTCGGCGCGCAGTATGCGTGAACGTCCTCCGCGATGATCGCCGTTCCAGCAATGCCGGGGGGAGGAACGTCGCGAATGTAGTAGACGCCAATGTCGAATTCGGCCGCGTTCAAATTGAACACGCCTTCTCGAACAAGAATTCGCACGGAGACTTCCGGATGCTCCGCGCTGAACTCGGCAATCCGATCCGCCAAAAACAATGTTGCCGTGCCGGACGCGCACGCTATAGTAAGGCTGTGCGGAGTCTGCTCCTTCATCACAAGTGCAGTTGCCTCGACACAGTCGGCCAAAATCGCATGCACCCGATCAGCGTACTGCTGGCCCGCGCGAGTCAAATGCAAGGCCTTGGCATCTCGGACAAACAGAGTTGTCCCAAGAAACGTCTCGAGCTTCACAACCTGTTTGCTAACCGCGCCTTGCGTCACATTCAATTCCTCGGCTGCTCGCGTGAAGTTGCCGTGTCTTGCGGCTGCGTCGAAGAAAACAAGGCACTGAAGAGGTGGGAGAGGTTGAATTTTCATAATTGCGTCCAATTCCTCCCAAGAATTTACAGGCTGATCCGCGTCTTCGCCACACGCGGTCGAACTCGCCCTCCCGCACAGACGCAAACTTTTGTTGACTCTTGATAAACTCTTGTTTATTCTTCAATCCATACCGCAGCCTTGCTCGCTGCACCGCTCCGGCGGATCGATCTTTAAGAGTGCCAGCGTACCGGGACCCGCAAGGGAGCAACCGGTCGGCTCTACGGTGTAGCCGAAAAACGGGGTAGCGCCCGACACCACTCAGCTTTCATGAGATGGGGCCCTGCCGATGCGGACGTGGTCTGGCCGCGGCGAGGGAGCCAGAGGACGCCGGAGTTGGTCGCGACGCACGTGGCGGTTCGCGAGATAGCCGGATTGTCGTTCGGAGGGGAAAGCGAAGCCGGAAGTCGCGGCAGTGGCCCCATCCCATGAAAACTGACAAGGAAGCAGATCGATTGGTGTTACACCCTGATCGTTGTATTGAATTCGGACTACTAAATTATGAGGGGAAACGAGGATCGCGATCGTGCCCCTTCGAAAGGAGATCCAGTGGAATCGAAACGGAAGCTGCCGACCGTGTCGGTCGAGTGGCTCGAAAACGCAGCAGCCGACCTCGAAGTCAGTGCAAACGCGAGCCGTGAGACGTGGGCGGTACTCGGCCTATCTCATCGGTACAGCGAGAACATCGGCCGCGCCCATGCAATGCGGCACGCGGCCCGGTTGAAGCTCGAATACGACCGACGCCTCTTTCTACGGTCGATCGGGCTCAAGGTCTAGGAGCCGATCGTGAGCCAAGCCGCAAAGAACCTCCTCGAACTGCGCCGTCTGCCTCGCGGCGCGCTTGTCGAGCACCTGTTGCGCGAAGTTGCAAGCGATCTGATCGCTCAGGGCACCGAAGATCTTCGCGGAGGCTGCTGAGGTGAAGCACTTCGTGACTGGGGCTTTGGCCCTGCTGATTCTCTGGCTCGTCGTCGAGGTTACGCGTGCGATGAAGCACATCGGCCGCGGCGAGCACCACATGCACTGACCAACCGCGCCCGCTACAGGAGAAAGACGATGGCACAGCACCGCACCCACTATGAGAAAGGCTGCAAGACCGGGCGGAAGAACGTCGGAAACGGTCGCCACATCGGCCTTCAGCTTGTCGAATTTCGCGCGACAAAGTTTGAGACGCGCTGCCAAGCATGCGAGCGTGCTGCGCTTCGTGACGGATTCAAGATCGAATCCGCCTGACCAACCCCGCCCGCTACAGGAGAACGACGTGACCACTATCGACATCACCACGCTCACGAAGATCGAGCGCAGCATCATCCTCTACGCGGAATCGTGCAGCGTGGACTACGGCGGCCTGCTCGAAGGCATGCGCATGAATGACGACGATCTGACTGCGCTTCGCAAGTTTCAAGACGCTGGCCTTCTGTCCTTCGGCCGCATTCCCGCAAAACTGCTTGGGCCACTTTCCGATTTCGGCCGTAAGCCGACCTACTGGATCACTTTCACGGACGATGCGTGGCAACTCGCGCATGCGTTGCGTCGCCAGCGCGCAGCCCGCGGATCAGCATCGCGCACGAAGGTCGACGAAGTGCTCGCCGAACGGGAAGCCGCGTAACCAACCGCGCCCGCCCTGCGGGCAATCACAACCCACCGGGGACCGCGATGATTCACATCCATGCAAATCACGAATACAACGTCCGTGAAACCCTGACATGGGCCAAGCTCCAAGACGCCATCGAGCGCCATGATCGCAACTACTTCGCCGGACATTGCCTCGACGCAATCGAGCTCATGCCGTCCGGCGCCATGCAGCGCATTGAGCCGGCAGCCGATACGTCCATCGAGCCTTTCGCCGCGTCGACCCATGCATACCGTCGGTAATTGCGACGACACGAGACCATCATGAACAGAGTCGCTTTCGACAATGACCTACTCGCCGCGTGCGCTCGGCCGAACGGCCGTCTCGCTCGGGCTTTCGGGATGATCCTCGCCTACGGCATCACTATCGGCTGTGTCTGGTTTCTCTGCGTCGCCCACCAAGCAAGAGCGCTGTAATCATGCACCCGCAGAGGGACCAAGAATCGCTTTCGCACGTGACGCGAGATCCGAAACTTCTATTGCCGCCAGCCGAAGATCGTTGATCAATTTGACGTCGTCATCGGTCAATACCATCAGTGTATGAGCCATTTTGCTACGAATGGCGCGAACAGTACCCATGAGGGACGAACGCAGTTGCCCGACCATCCATAAATGCGTCTTGTGCCGGGCGCGCTGGCGGCACCAGGACAATCGATCGAGCAAATCCCTGACGTCATCTTCAGAGAATCTATCTTCTATTGGAAAGCCCGCCTTGATGTCACGGAACTGGCCGAGAAAACCGACGACCTCGGTACTCAGCCATGCCAGTTCCACCTCCAGTAGGTACTCTGACCTCGCGTCTTCGTCCGCGCGACGAGCCACATCGGCACGATGCTGTGATCCAGCGATCCAGATGGCAATGAAGATGCCGGCTATCGATCCGACTGCCTGTACCCAGCCAGCGGCATCATTGCTGTGCAATTTGAACGCATAGACGAGAAACAAGGCCACGATTCCGAGCGCACATAGCGCGAAGCCGACCTCAAGGCATTGCCACACCTTCTTCATCGCATCCCCGCTTGTATTTTTGCGAATCCTAGCACGACGACTCACCCCATAGCCACGCATATTCCGGCGTTCCGGGCGCGTGGCGGATTTGTGGCCAACGCAAGCCACACACAGCAGTTCCCCGCTTGCCGCGCGCGGGATTTCCTCTCGGATAAGCGCGGCCTTTCGGCGGGGCGGCCCGTATGTGCGCCCCGCCATTTTTTACCGGAGATACCAATCAAAACCGCTTCGAAGCTCATCGTCGCGGCCGTGCTGTTTCTCGTGCTGCTGTCGATCGTCACCCCGTGGCTGGTGAATCAGGACAGCAGCATCACCCTGCTCGCCGTGCCGTTCGTGTGGTTGGCGTATGCCGCCGCCTTTGTGAAATTCATCCCCCCTCATTTCAAGGAGACCAAGTGAAACGCCTGTTTCTGATTCTGATCCTCGCGCCGACGATGTTCCTCGCGGCCGGCTGCGATAACGTCCCGGCCGGCTACGTCGGTGTGAAGGTGCAACGCTACGGCGACGACCGCGGCGTCAACGTCGAAGTGAAGGGGCCCGGGCGCTACTTCAACGGGCCCAACGTCGACATGTTCATCTTCCCGACGTTCACGCAGTCCTACGTGTGGGACAAAGCTGGCAAGTCCGACGAGTCGTTCACGTTCCAGACGGTGGAGGGGCTGTCGGTCAACACCGACATCGGCGTGAGCTACGCGATCCCGCGTGAGAACGCGCCCAAGGTGTTCCAGAAGTATCGGCGCGGAGTCGATGAGATCACGGGCGTCTACCTGCGCGCGATCGTGCGCGACGCCCTGAATCTCGCCGGCGCGTCGATGGCGGTCGAGGACGTCTACGGCAGGGGCAAGGCGGCGCTACAGCAGCGCGTCGAGGACGAGGTAAAGGCGAACGCCGCGAAGGTCGGAATCAGTGTCGAGAAGGTCTATTTCGTGAATCAGATGCGCCTCCCCGAGCAGGTCATGAACTCGATCAACGGGAAGATCGCAGCGACGCAGATCGCGCAGCAGAAGGAGAACGAACTGCGTGCAGCCGAGGCGGACGCGGCAAAGCAAGTCGCGATCGCCAAGGGCGAGGCCGAAGCGCTCGAGGTGAAAGCGAAAGCACTACGCGAGAACAGCCAAATCCTGCAACAGATGGCGATCGAGAAATGGGACGGCAAGCTCCCCCAGTACATGGGCTCGAACAGCGTCCCGTTCGTCCAGATCAAGTAACGAAATTCTGAGCCCACGCCCGGCTCTCCCCTCGGATATGGGCGGCCTTTAAGGGTGGCCAGTTCGGCACCCTCTTTTTCTCCCGCGGAGATTCAAGAGCGGACGCTCGGCGGTGGCGGTTGGGTCCCGCCACTTCCTCAAATTGATGCCAAGCACTCATGCAACGCTGCCTTATGCGAGCGCTGAGTGTCCGCCCATGAACCCCCGCTTGAGCTGGCGCCTGTACGGGCCAGCACTTTTTCGAATTCCAATGACGTGCATGAGGGCCAAGCCATGAAAGAACTGCAACAAGCTGTCTCCACCGCCTTCTCGAACATCGTCGCGGCTGGCGCGATCGAGAATGCAATCGAAGAGAAGTTGACGAAGACAATCACCTCGATCATCGACGAGGAACTCCGCACGTACTCGACCTTCGGCGAGCAATTGAAAGAGCGCGTCAAAGCCGCGCTGCAAGTCGACTTTCATAACCTTGGTCTGCCCGGATACAACGACCTCATTCTCAAGATCATCCGACAGCAGGTCGACGCGCAGTTGAACGCGACAATCGAAACGCAGATCGAGCAGCAGATGAAGGAACTGCTCGCCCCCGCACCGGCAGAGATCAAGCTTTCGCAACTCGTCGAGGAATTCATCAAGGACGAGCACGCCGATCGCCAATACCGCTCGTGCTCGCGCGATGAGTCGGACCGGATCACGCTGATTGTTAGCGCGGAGAGCGGCTTCATCTCGAAGTTCCACCACATTTACTTGGACAGCGAATACGGCACCAAGTCCCACGACTGCCCGTATCAGATCGACGTCCACGACGGCCGCGTGTACAGCGTGCAGATCGATCGAAAGGACCCGAGCAAGACGCTGTTTGTCGGCCCCATGCACGGCTTCAAGCGCCGCCTGTTTCAGCTCTACGCCGTCGGCACGAAGCTGATCATCGACGGCGACGAGAACAGCATCAATACCTACTACCCCGGCCGCGACTATTGAACGGAGGCACGACATGACGAATGAGACGACACCGCGCGCGAACGGCATCGTGAACCTGACGCAGTACGCATTCGAGCTTGTCGGCGCTGTCGACAGGCTGCCTGAGTCTTCGCAGCGCGACGAGGTACTGAAGCAAGCAAAGGCTCTTCGGCTCGACCTCGCGACCGCGACACGGGAATCGCTCTTCGACGGCTTCGTTTCGCTCGAAGGGCTGCGAGCAAAGCTGCTCGCACCGCGCGAGATCCAGCGCGACGAACAAGGCTGGCTGACGCATCCCGAGCTTCCCCTCTGCGACGAGGATGTACGCGTCGACAGGTTCCTTGAAGCGTTCGGCATCGAATCGGCATTCATCAGCATGGAATCCGACGTCGATGCCGAAAGCTACGAGCAGTACTACGAGCGCGCTGACGCCGATTGCAGCGCATGGACGCCGACGCCACCCGATGGCGAAGGTTGGGTGCTGCTCGAGATCTACGACACCGAAGACGGCCCGCACGCGCTGTTTGCACGTGCAATTCCCCCCAAGGTGCGCCGCGATCGCACACGGCATACAACGGAGCCTACCGGGCGCACACCCGCAGAACAAGCCGCCTATCGGGCGGGGTTCGACGAAGGTAAGAGACAAATGGCTCTCGTCGTCCTGCAATCGCGCAAGCCGATCGACAAGCTGTTGGAGGAACTTTGAGCGTGATGAAGAAATCGACGAACGCGAGCACCGAGGCGCAGCTCATTACTCCGGCGGCGCTGACGGACGAGCAGCGAGGGTTGATCGAACGCGCAGAAGACCGCCTTCGCGGCCGCGGTGCCGAAGACGCAGATGCAGCGAATGGGCTACTCGAGGTGTTGATTGCCCATCCTGCTCGGCCCATTACCCATGACGAGGCAGCGCAACCCGAGAAGAGCTGCGCTGACGCGCCATACGGCAACGCCGAGAAAGCCGAAGATATGCGGATGATAAAGCTCGTGTTGGACGACTACACCCGCAACGGCATCGCCACGATGACTGAATCAGAGAAGGTCTCCTACTTGTCCGCGTCGCTGCTGTCCGCTTACCAACTGCTTCGAAGCGTCGTGGGCGATGAGTGGGTCATGGGATGGCTTGAAGCGGCTTTGCACGAAGTGATGACCACGCCGTGTGCGGTCGAGATCCGCAAACCGTCTTGAATCGAGGTTCGACCATGAACGACCAACAACAGAGCCGCGCTGATGCGCTGACGGACGAGCACATCGCGACGCTGAAACTGGCTGCGCGCGCAGTTACGCCGCAGGACATCGACGGCGCAGAACGAATCGAAAGCCGGCCTGATGGCAGCTATATCACATGCCCCGCATGCGAAGGCGAAGGCTGCATTCCGTTCGAATCGGATTACTGCAATTACGACCATGTGGCGATCGGCGTGCAGTTTTACGGTGTCGGCACGGAACCGGGGGCGGCCGAGGCGTATTTCCGAGCCGCGAAGCCAGCAACGATCCTTGCGCTCCTCGACCGCCTCGAACGCGCAGAATCGGCCCTCGCCGCACCCCCTGTCGAGCAGCCCGCAGCAGCGCCGGCCGACGACGCGTGTAAGCGCTGCGGATCGACTACCGCGCAGGCGTGCAACGACGCTGGGTGCTTCTATCTCGAATCGGGTGATGGCGAGCCGTCGGCAGCGCCGGCCGACGAACGGGCGGTGTCGTTCGAGGCGTGGTGTGATCGCTTTCCGGAAATCAGTGCAGTCGAGCGGTTGCGGGATGCATGGCAAGAAGCACGCGCGGCAGCATCGCCCACTGCGGAGGCGGTGCGCCTGACAGACGAACAGCGCCGTGTGCTTGTCGAAGTGGCGCAGATGTTCAAGGGAACCGATCGACGTCGCGCGGTCCTCAATGAGCTGGCAGGTATTGCAGCCGCCCCTCAACCCGCTCACGCAGAGGCAGCATCGCCCGCTGCGGAGGGTGAGACGGAAGATCACGAATGCGTGTACGAGAACGGCGATGGTGTGTGCCGCCAGTGCGCGGAATTGGCAAAGCATCACCGGGCAGCAGCATCGCCCGCTGCGGAGCGAGTGACCGCCGCCCTCCAAGCGTTGTCAGCCGATGTCCATACTCTAGGCGACGGTTGGGCGAACGACGAAGCGATGATCGGTCTCGCAAAAAAGTACCTGCGAGTCGAGCCCAAGCCTGCATCGCCGGAACTTTCCCTATGGCGAGATTTTGTGCTCCTTGCCGTAACCGACGCCGCCCCGCAACCCGCGCAGGCCGACGCACCGGCCCATGCGGCGGAATGCCCGCATTGCGACGGCGAAGGGGTGATCGAGGGCGACAGCGGAACGAGTCCGTGTGCCTGCCAGCGGGATGCGCAGGAAGGTATGCCGACCTTTGGCGCACGAAGGGCGCAGGCCGACGCACCGGCAGAGGCGCGCGAGCGCGACGATCCTGAACTGATCGCGGCAAGCAACAAGGGCTATGCGGCCGGACTGCGCGACGGAAAAGCGCTTGGCGCTTGCGGTCCGCTGGCCCCCGCCGATGCGGGAGAGGCGGCAGCGTGGCGCTATCGAACGAGCGGCGATAACTGGTGCTATTGCGATGGAGACCCCGTCCATGTCTGCGACCGCGATTACGAAAAGCAACCTCTTTACACCGCCCCGCCCGCCGCGAGGGTGGCGAGCCTGACGAACAGCCAGCGCGAGGCAATCGAGTTTGCAGCCAAGACAATGGAGGCGCGCATGTTAAATGCCCATGCCTGTGTGCTCCGCGCCCTTCTCAATGGAGCCGACAAATCATGAACTGCAATTGCATAAGCAAGATTGAGATCAAACTGGCCAAACGCTACAGCGAAGAACTCGGCGTGGACGCTTCGGCCGACTGCCAATCGGCCGGATTCTCCATGTCTGACAATTCGATACGCGTGATCCACAAGACCGAGTTCAAGATCGTCGCGCAGGCGAAAGGATTCACGCGCGGAAAGCTGATTCCGGTCATTTCCAGCTACTGCCCGTTTTGCGGCAAGTCAACTGCCGAGGGAGCCAGCCATGGCTAAGAGGCAACTTGGAATCGCGCGCAGCAGCGTGCGCCCGGAATGGAGAATGCGCACTCATCCGTGGCTTGACATGAACACGCTCAAGCCGAAGTACAGCGTGCAGGCTTACGAGCCGAGTCTGAAGAAATGGGCGCATGTCTACGACGGCGGAACAAATAAGGCATTTTTCTTCGAGTCGTCTGAGGATGCCGCCGACTTCATCAAAGAAGTGAGGGAAGTCGACCATGCCGAATAACGACGCGCTGACGGTCGGCGAATGTCAGGTGATCAGCCGCGCAGCAGACGAGGCTCGACATTCCTGCCAGTACAAGCTTGCGGAAGAACTGGAAGCAATTCTCGCCCCCCATCCGAGCCAGCCGGAGCCGCGCTCCGAGGTGACGGATGACGACAAGCTCTGCGCAGAGCGCTATCGCTGGCTGCGGGAGCGAGCATGGTATGTCGATGCGGCTACGTACGCGCTTGAACTACGTGAGCGCTGGCGCAGCGGCAATGAGCCGCTGCCAGATGTAGACGAGGTGGAATGCGCCCTCGACGCCGCCCGCACCCAAGGGAGCAAATCGTGAGCGAGAACAGCAAAATCGAATGGTGCGACCACACGTTCAACCCGTGGGAAGGTTGCCAGAAGGTCGGTCCGGGATGCGACCACTGTTATGCCGAGGCGCGCAATGCGCGCTTTTCCGGCGGCACGGCGGTCAATTGGGGGCCCGGCGCGCCGCAGCGGCGCACGTCGCCCGCGAACTGGCGCAAGCCCATGAAGTGGAACCGCGACGGCGCGTTCTATGCAATCCACGGCCACCGACAGCGCGTGTTCTGCTCGTCGCTCGCCGACGTTTTCGACAACACTGTCGATCCGGCGTGGCGCGCGGACCTGTTCCGCCTGATCGCCGACACGCCAAACCTCGACTGGTTGTTGCTGACGAAGCGCATCGGCAACGTCGCGGCGATGCTACGCGAGATCGGAATCGACCGACTGCCGGATAACGTCTGGATCGGCGCGACGATCGTCAACCAGGAAGAGGCCGACCGCGACATCCCGAAGCTGCTCGCAGTACCCGCGCGCGTACGCTTCCTGTCGATGGAGCCGCTGCTTGGGTCGGTTGACCTGCGCTTCCACATCTACAGCGAGCCAACCGGCAACTTCCGCACGCACGGCGGCAAGCGCCAGTTCGAACTACGCCGGCCAGCCGACGGCGGCCTACATTGGGTGATCGCCGGCGGCGAAAGCGGCCACGGCGCCCGCCCGATGCATCCCGACTGGGCTCGGTCGCTGCGCGACCAGTGCGCTGCCGCAGATGTGCCGTTCCTGTTCAAGCAATGGGGTGAACACTCTCTCGCCTACGACCGCGATCGGGACGATCCGGACTATCGTCGGTGCGATCGCATGGCTCGCCTACCCGGCCGCTGGATCAATCTGGCAGGCGGACACGGCTTCAATGGCGAACGCGTCCATTATGCAGAGCGCGTCGGCAAGAAAGCCGCCGGCCGGCTGCTCGACGGCCGCACGCACAACGAATTCCCGGAAGATCGATGAAAGAGCGTCCGATCTAGTTCAGCGGCCCGATGGAGCGCGCCAGCCTCGAAAACTGCGAGACTCAAGAAAGCACTACCGAGCCGTCGCATCATCTACCCGTCTTCGAGCCTCGTCTCTTCGGTACTCGATCGCCAGTTCGGACGTGATGGTCACGCTGGCCGGCAGCACACGAATCGGCGACTCGCGAAACAGCACCTCGCCGTCGCGCACGCGGACGATCGACATGCCGACCAGCACACGCGGGCCGAGCGCATCGCCCTCGCGCTCGATCGCCTCGATCTCAACGTCGTAGCCGCGGTACGTGAATCGCTCGAGCATAGCCGGCTTCAACCGTATCGCGCGAGCCACTCGACAGCGAACGAACGCGCCCGCTCGACGGCCGACTCTTCGGTTTCGTACGTCCCGAGATTCTTGAACGACGCTTCCGGGTTGTAGCCAATGTAGGTGAACGTCACCTGTGCGGCGAACTGACCGTCTTCAGTCGCGCGCGGCGTGCAGTCGACGTGATAGCCGCGAATCGTGAACAAATGCTGCATTTGAATTCGATCATGAAACGAACCGGGGCGATCGTAGCACTCCCGGATTTCATGAGTCTGACGGCGCAACGTGCGTGAGCGTCAGTGCTGGATTGAATTCACCGCAATCCACACTCGGGACGCTGTCTCGCCCGTCAAGACACGGGCAAACGCAGCACCGCACGTCGAGCACTCGTAGTGCTCTTCTCGACATTCGCCTTGGAACACGCCGGCGCCGACCATCGCGAGATGTGTCGGCTTGACCGTCGACGGTTGCCCATGCAGTTCAGTGCACTCGGCGCACAGCTTGATCGTCTCAAGTTCCACGGCCACCTCATCAATTTTTGAAACAAAACTGAAAGGAATCGTAGCATGACCGAACGCCTGATGACGCCGGCCGACCTCGCGATCGTCACCGGCAAAAAGCGATACACGAAACAAGCTGACTGGTTCAAAGCGACGTTCGGAATCAACGTCGTCACAGCCGCAAACGGAGCCGTCATCATGACTTGGTCAACATTCGAATCACTCCAAGCAAAAAGGGCCGGCCTCGTCGGGCATTCCGAAACTTCTACTGTTGAACTCTGCTTTGACTGATGGCTACCAATCGCAAGAAAGCGAAGTATCCGCGCGTGTACGCCAAGCATGGCGCGTGGTATTGGAGCGAGCCCGTTTCAGGACAATGGATTCGCCTGTGCAAACTGACCGACGACGAAACAAGGCTTGTCGAGCGACTGGCGGAAGAGCGGAAAAAACGCGAACGTCCAGAAGGATCTGGAGATATGCGTCCACTGATCGATCAGTACGTGCGTGAGAGCAAACTACTGCACAAGGAAAAGGCGTGGCCGAAGTATGGAGATTACGCCGGCAATGGATTTCGCAAGGTCAACGTCGCAGACGTGAAGCCAACGCACGTCCATAACTGGCTCAAGGTGAAATACGCCGGAAAACTACATATGCAGCGGGTGATGCGCGCATTCCTGTCTGGCTTCTTTCAATGGTGCGTCGACAAGGGGAAGCGGGATACGAATCCGTGCAGAGAAGTCAAGCTGAAGAAACCGAAACCGCGGCAAACCTACATCACCGACGCGCATTTTTCTGCAATCCGGAACGCAATGCTTGAGACTACGTACAAGCTGAACTCGGGGACGGACAGCGAGAAAGAAGTGGTAGCTGACGTACCCACCGGGCCTATGATGCAGTGCATCATCGACCTCTGCTACCTCACTGCGCAGCGTTCGACCGAGATCCGGACCCTGAAATGGTCAGACGTGGATCGCGAGGCCGGGGTAATTCATTTCGTCCCGAGCAAAACGGCGGACTCGAGCGGTGTACGGGTCGATTTCAAGATCACGCCCGAGATCAACGAAGTCTTGTTGCGGATTCAGCAAATTGATGGCCGGCCGACAATCGGTGATATGCCAGTCGTCCACACCCGGAAGGGGAAGATGTACGCTGCGAACACGATCCTGAAAGCGTGGAAAACAGCTGCCAAACGCGCCAACCTGTCGCACTTTGGATACACGGTGAAGGACATCCGAGCCAAAGCGCTCACCGATGGCGAACGTGCCGGGTATGACGTGAAGGCGCTCCAAATCGCCGCCGCGCACACCGACGAGAAGATGACTGAAACATACATCAAAAAGCGCAATGTGCCGGTGGCAGACCTGCGTCTAAGACTGCCAAAATCTGCTTGATCGTGTCTAATAAATGCTCGGCTGTTGCCCGCAAAGCCTCGTCGCTACGTGCTCATTTTTTGAGCAGAACATTAGACATAATCTGCCCTATGGCCTTTTCTGGCAAGGCTTACATAAATGTGCTAGCTGCTGATTTGGGATCAGAGGGTCGTAGGTTCGAATCCTATCGCTCCGACCAAAATTCCCGCAGTAATTCAGTGGTTTGCGGCGCGTCAACAGACGCGTCGCAAACCATCTCCAAATTCTAATCCCTCGTCTCCAAATTCTCTCATCGGCGATACGCCTCTTGGGTGGCGGTCGCGCATAGATCGACGCCCGCTCACTGGTAACTATTAGCTCCACCAAACGGTGCGATTCAATTCGGCAGGGCTGGCATAAATCCAATTCGGTCGGGTATATTCGTCACATCTTTCGGGGGAGATGAATCGATGCCTGCCCAATGCTTCTTCACGCTCAATGGTCAACGCGTTTCCAATCTCACCTGCGCCGGCTTCGGTGGTGTGATGGCGTTCTCGGGCAATAAGCAGTTCGTCGACAAGCCCGATGCAACGGCCGTCGCCAACGCTGGACCGATCCCCAAGGGCCGCTATTACATCGTGAAGCGCGACACGGGCGGCCGACTCGGGCCAATTCGCGATCTCGCACTGGATCTGTGGTCAAACAGCGACCGCTCGACATGGTTCGCGCTTTACCGCGCCGACGCCAAAATCGATGACGAGACCTACGTGAACGGCGTTAAGCGCAGCGCATTTCGTCTGCACCCAAATGGTCGATGGGGGGTGAGCGACGGCTGCATCACGGTCACGACGCAGGTGCAGTTCGACCAGCTACGTGCGTATCTCATGAAACAGCCGACCGCGAAGATCCCCGGAACCGACATCGAGTATTACGGCACGGTGGACGTCCGATGAAAACGTTCGTGCGCCTCGCCATCGCGGCGGTTCTGACGCCCTTCATTTTCTTCGGGCTGTCGCGCATCGACCCACTCGCGCGCTGGGTGGGTAGTGATGAAGCGTGGAACCTGCTCGGCCCGCTGTTCCGCGTGTTCGGCGTGACTGGAATCGAAGGCGAAGAGAACGTATTGCTGGCCGTGCTGCTCGTCGCCAGCTTTCTCGTGGCTGCGCTCGTCGTGCTGCTCGCATCGAGGCTACGACACTCGCAAGCGTAGCGGTCACTTCGGCGCCGCGACCATGTCGCCCGCGGGATAGCGCTGCAACATCGCGCGCGCGGCTTCAGCATTCGACGTGGTGAGCCACGCTTCCCAATCGTCCGGCCGAAGTATGACGACTGACCGCTTTTCGTCGCCCGGCTATGCATCCGCGACATGATCGAATGGTCACCAGCATTGACCGTGATCATCGCCATCGTGTGTGCCTCCCCGCCGTCCTCACCCTTCAACGGGCGATATCTACGATCAGGGGCCAAGCTTGCGTCCGTGCCTCATCAACCGTCCGATCGGGATAGCGCCCAATCTTGATTCGCTCCTGCTTACGATTTGCCTTCCGATAGAGAATGAACGCCTTGATACCGCTCGGGCCGGCGCCGATCGCTAGACCGCTTACCTTCGTGTCGTAGCAATACCGCCGGCCCTTCTGTGGCATCGGCAACGCTTCGATCGCCGCTTTCGCAAAATTCCGGGCGTCCGTGCCCGCCCGCTGCTTTTTCCTCGCTATCGCTCGTCGTTGCTACCATTTTGCCAGGCCCGCCGCCGTGCGGGCCTTTTGGCCTCTGGCCGGAGCGCGGCTCATTGCCCTCTTCATCGCCAAGTTTCTGAGTCAGATCAATTTCCGTTGCAAGCAACGCGTCAACATGATCGAGGCGAGCACGAACGGAGGGTACGGCAATGAACTGGCATTGTTATGTCGCGCGCGAACTGGCCCATCTCGAGGTGGCAATCGGGGTCCTCGAGAAAGCGAGAAAGGAATTCGTCCATCATACGGCGGTATGCGATCCCGCATATTGGCGGCTCAGGCTCGATACGATCCGGGAGCGCCTCGACGAAGACCCGACGCTCGAACGCCAGATGAGCGAACTCCTCGCTCGCATCGATCGGCTCGAAGCGAGGAACCCGCGCAGAGAAAGCGCCGACTTCCTCGCTTGA